CTCACTGAAGAAAGTGGTACCAGCGCCGTCAAAATCTGTAGTGTCATTGTCAAACAACGAAATAAGATACTGATTACCACGACTGGCTCCCACCACCAAGTTATTGGCAGTGTCGTCAATATTGAGTGCGCCGCCAAACTCAGCAAATTCAGTGGGTCGTGGACTTTGAATATTTTGTGTCCAAACAAATGTGTTGAATTCAAGATCTTGCCACAATGTAGCAGTTGACCCTGGCAGTACTGTGAGTAAATTGTTCAATTCTGCGGCTTGACGATTCAACACACTGAGCGTGAGCACATTGTTGATAACAGTAGCTGTGACATTGGGCACGGTGTTGTTGATCACCGCAGCCAATCCAGTCAAAGTGTTGTTGGGAGACAACGGCACAGACACCAATTGGTCATTGATTCTAATGTCAGAACCAGCAGTGAGCGTGGTAGCGGATCTCTGTGCTGTGGTTATACCGTATACACGACTTTGGTTGACCCAACGTTCAACTTGACCGCCTTTGTAAATCTGCGCACTGCTCTGTGGTTCGCCCACATACAAACTACAATTGTTGAGACAAATATCAACTGCTTGGCCAAAATTACAGAATTCAGCCAGTTCATATTGTCCAACAGTTTGCAGAGTTGATATTTGATTGGTTTCTATTTCAATAATGTCACCAACATTGAAATCACGATCAATAGTGATGTTGTTGCCTGCCACAGAGAAGGTATTGTTGGCACCAACCACAGCATTGTTTTCATTGATTAAAAATTGACCGTTGACTGTTACCGACACTGGTTCAGTCACTGATCCCTGCACAGTGTAAGTTGTAGTAGCAGCATTGCTCACAATGAATTTTTGCACCATGCGATCATAAACATAAACTATACCGGCCTGTGTTTGACTGCTCACAGTGGCATAGGGAGCACCTATTAGGAACTGTCGACCATCTGTGGTAATGCTGACACTGGCACCAAATCTTGCATCGCTGTTGATCGAAACCGGTGGAGTCAGTGTTGCCACATACTCAAAATAGCCCTGAGCCGTGACTGTTATCACTGCACCACTGGCAGGCACAGTGACAAACGTCAATACTCCAGTACCACCGTTGAATGTATAATCAATGTTGGGACGTTGGATTACGTCATTTACCCGCACAGTAAATGCATAGATGTTGTCAGCGGTAAACAACAATGAGCCTATGTCAAACGTCGAAGCCAGTGCTGGAGGAGTATATGCAATAGTAAAATCCAGCAGGGTGCCACCAGCACCCACACTGGTCACTGTGAGAGTGATGTTGTTGGCTGGCGAAGTGCCGCCACCAAAACTGGCAGCAGCAATGGTAATGGTGTTGCCTACGTTGTAGCCTGATCCCAGCGAAGTTGCGCCCACTGTGCCACGATCGGGAGAAAGTTGCCCAACTTCGCCGCGGACTCTGGTAATGGTAAATTCAGCACCGACCCCTGATCCCGAAGTGGCGGACTGTGTAACATCATAGTAGGTTTCACTGTCAAGCGGTGTAAGATTGCGTCGTTGGATACTGACCAAACTGCCAGCTGCTGGCGCTGTGGACAATGTCACCGTGTCAAAAGCACCATTGATGGTCCACTGTGATCCTAGAGTTTGAACTTGTCCGTCCACAGACACTGTCAACTGTGTGGCTGCATCAATTTGTATTGCATCGCCAATGTCAAACTGTGTTTGAGTTCCTGATGCAATCACACGCACAAATTGGTCTTGCCAATCCACACGCCCATAGACATGTGCTTGATTGAGGCCCGGGGCGCCAACACACAGCCAACGTTCGTCCAAACTCATGGCCACGCTGGCACCAAACTCGCCTGTGCCTGCGCTGGCACTGGGTGTGGTGCCTGGTTGTGTCAACAGTTGCCACACAGTATAGGGGTTGACACCGGGTAAACCCAGAGCTGGATCTCGATAGATCACTGCTGCATAACCAGTGTTGGCAACACTGGTGCTGCCGTTGCTGCCTGGTGCACCAGCAGCAGCCCAAGTTTGATTGCCAAAATCAACACTGGTACCAAATCCCCGTGTGCCAGTGACTTCTATAGTCAACAGTGCATCACCGTCGGGTAGTGGACTGATGGGAGTGTATTGATCACTGTAATTTTTTACATAGGTATACACTGCACCATTGGCCACACTTCCGCCACTGCTGAATGCTGGACTACCTACCAATGCTGCCAGTCTATTCTGTGCTTGTGTTACCGAAGTACCGTATTGTTCGCTGATGGTAAACTGCTCAGGCTGCAAGGTAGTGACGTCAGAAAATACTTCTTGCTTTTCCAACACTGTCCAACGATCATTGCCGTTGTTGTCTACCCATACTTTGGCACCAGGATTTATGTTCAGTGTGTACGGCAAGTTGAGCACATCACTGGCCTGGGCCACACGCATGGTCTGCAACGTAAATCCAATGCCTGAACCATCGGCTTGTGTTTGTTGGCCACTAAAAGTATACGCAATATTCACAGTGTTGATGTTGGCCACTGACAACACATCATATACACCGTTGATGTAGTCTGTGAAGAATCTAATGATCAGTTTGTCGCCAGCCACAAGGTCATGTGGCTGGCTGAATATCACTCGACTAGTGCCGTCAAGATTATCACAAACGTGCTGTATTTGCCCTGGCACCGATTGTGCTCGGAAGATCCCCCAGTCATAATCGTTGACCTTGGCGACCCAAATTGCTGTTCCCACAGCTATCTGATCGAAGTTGGCTGCCAAGCTGTCATTGTTGTCAAGGCTGAACACTGTGATGTCGGCGTCTTCAAGATTCACATAACCAGCTGTGGGCAATCCAATGTCAGTGGGCAGCGTTGTGGTTGTGGGAAGAATATCAGGCGAGGTTATGGGATAGCTCTTGCGCCAGATTTCAGTCAACAAAACAGTTTGGTCGGCCTGACTGGGTTCTTGTGGATCAACCACTTGTACTGTACTGGGATTGGCGTCCAAGAGAGCACGATTCAATCTCATCTCAAAGAAGCTGCGATTGGCGTTGGCGCCATAGGTGGCACGCTGGACTGCCCAGTTGTCGTAGATGTCATAGTCAGCGGCTTCTTTGCCAAGGTTGGCTTGGCTAAACAACTCGGCTGCCAACACTGTGCCTTTGCTGCCCAAGAATTGACGATACACGTTGACTTGACTGACGTCATTGAGGTTGAGCGCTGCTAGATACTGTCGTGGGCGGAAGCCAATTAGTCCATAGCTCAAGAGATCGTTGTCAACTTCAATATTGGCTGTGTTGATGTTGTAGCTATTGATCAACTGATTGGCCTTGTTGGCCAAGTTGGGCAGCAAGCCTAGTTCAATTTGACTGTAATCACTCTGTGTCCAGTCGTTGAAATTGAATGTGGTGCTGGGCTGTACAATCTTGAGTGCTGACCAGAACACGTTCTTGTAGCGAACAATTTCACCTTTGCTGTAAGTGCGCAGACCAGTCCACTCTTCAACGTTGTCTTGATTGAGAATAAATCCTGGTGCGTTGACACTGCCATCCCAGTCGGTGCTGGTGACAGCCACAAGATTTAGTCGGCTTTGGCGAACTCCAGTCACGGGTTGATAAATCAAGTCACCAAACACACTTTGATTGTCAAGCACAATCATGTGTTCGTAAGTGGTGAATTTGAGATCAACATAGTTCAAGGTCTGGCCGCTGAGTGGTTGTGCTTGGAATTCGTAACCGTTGCGCACAATGTTGAGGTTGCGTGTGTTGAGTTCACGACGGTTTTGATCCAGCACAAGGTTTTCTATGGTCTGTGCTTGAATGCTGTCAACTTGTCCTTGAGTGCTGATCAATTTCAACCCATCAGATGTGGGGTTGAGGTTGATTAGCGCATTGTCATCCCAGCCTTGAATACTCCAATACAAAAACTCTGTGGCCATACGGTTCCAGTCCATGACGTAACCATTGGCTATGTTTTCAAACTTCATGCCTTGGCGGGTCAAAAGTTGTCCGTAGCTCAACAAGAAATCGCACACTGCTGCACGATCTGAGAAGATAAAACCATAGGGCACTTGTACCACTGTGTTGGTATAGACTGTGGGCACTTGAACTGACGCACCAGGTATGGCAATGGTTTGTAGCACGCCAGTGGTGCGGCTTTGCAAGATACTGAAATAAGGTTTGATGGTGCTGTAGCCATACACAGCATAGCCACCTGGAACTTGTTGCACCACTACACTGCTGTAGTTTACACTGCCGTAGGGTTGATTTTTGTACAGCAACAGTGCATAGCTTTCGTCGGGAATCAGCAGTGCACTGTTGGTAGAATTTGGACTGGATTTTTCAGTGTAGATCTTGATGTATTGCTTGTCAGAAAACGACGCCATGCGGTAGACAAGACGCACGTCAAGATTCTGCAATGCCACGGTGAGATCTTCAGTGCTGTCTAGACCACTCTGGCGATTAAAATCTACAATCCAGTCAATGTAACTGGCTTTGCTGACTCCGTTGCCATAAACTTCAACTCCGTTGGCATCCAAACGGTAGCGATTATTGTAGAGATATTGCTGGTATTCTAAGTTATAGCGATAGAGATCACGGTCAGCAAACAATGCGTAAAATTTGGCCGGGCGTGTCAACGCCAGCAGTCGCATCACAGCAAATGGGTAGCTTGAGCTGTTCCACCAAGCAGCTTCAGTGGGACTGCCATCACCAAGGCTCCAACTCTTGCGGAAAGTAGTGGAGTCAAAATTGCCCATGACCGAGAGATACGGGCTCAGCAGCGCACCTTCGCTGCCAGTGGGAATAACTTTGGTTAGGCCAGGTCGGGCAAATTGTGGTAGGAAATATGCACCAGCAGGATCGTCAACTTTGCCTAGCTCTAGGTCATCCCACAACACAAGGTTGTCAGCAGTGTATGGTGCTGTGCCATAGCGTGTTTCCCACCAAGTGGGCTTTTCACTGAATCCCAGCATCTCCCAAGGTGTGATTTGGGGCTGTTCAGTGTCGTAGAAAAAGCGATTGATGCCACGCCAGGCGCCCAGCAACGGGCCATTGTCTAACTTGTTGCGACTGCTGCTGTAGTTAAATGTAAACTCGTTGTTGGCGTTGTACACTTGGTCACGGTACTGTAACTTGTTCCAGTTAACCCAGCTGAGAAAGTCCACGCTGAGAATGTTGGTGACTTCTTGATAGTCGTAGCCCGTGTCACGGAACTGACCAGGCATGACATCATATACTGTGAGTGGTACTGGGTTGCCATCTAGTTTGAGGTTGTTGTAGATACGGCGCTCAAATTCCAACAGCACCTCGTCTCGAATGTCACCAAACGCCTTGGTAAAGCTGCCGTCATGTCCTATAATGCCCAGTTCAGTGCCATTAGTGGTTTTGCGTTCAACTATTTCAGGCAGCCATGCCGGATACAGACCCAATTTGGTAGGAGTGTTGGGCACAAAGCTACCATAAGTGGCTGCATATTCTTGCAGTGTGAGCACATCGCCTAGAGACAAATTCACCAAAACAGTGATGCGTGGGCCGTCAGTTGCCACCACATAGTCACGTCCACGAATCAGCAACACATTGTTGAGATACACATTCATGCCAAGATAGTTGGCTGACTCATAGTCATACACTTGCACTGTGTCAAAAGTGTCTGTGGTAATAAAACTCACAGTGTAAGTGGTATTGGAGTACACAGCACCAGCCGGAATCATGTCACTCCAGTAGAAAGGCTGACTGTCTATTTTGCCTTCCACTAGGTTCTGGATGGCTGTGTCTAGAATCTGCGACGGAGTTTCAAAATAAATGGTTTGCTGGGTAACTGAGTCCAGCACTTGTGCTTTGAACTTTTCATACTCACGACTGTTGAAACTCAAAGCACCAAAAATGTTGTACTGCTCGCTGCGCATGAAATAGCCAGCCAGGGTCAGTGGGGAGCTTTGCTGCAAGATCAACTGTCCGTAGGGCACAATATTGCCTAGATCTCGAGAGTTGTTGGGGCCGTTGATTTTTCCACTCAACCCATTTAAGTTTTGGCAAATAGTTTCGTAGTGCTGACGTACTGTGCCCAACGTAAAGTTGGGACTGTTGCCATTGAGTGGGTTACTTTGCAAATTAACTGGTACTTGATAGAATGCCACATTGCTGGTTTGATCACTCAGCACAGCCACTTCAATCACAGTGCCAGGAACATAGTCTTGACTCAAGGTAATGGTTGTGGTGTTGTCACCGCGCTCAATACTGTATTGAGTAGGATCAACAAACTGAGTACCCACAAATAGTCTTACCGGGGGCACCACAGTGCCTTCGCTTACTCTCACATCTAGTTTGAGAATACGAGATGAGAATTCAAATTTAAATTGTTGGCGTTCCAGTGTGGGGGTGGCCGCAGTCTGCCAACCCAACTGTCGTCGATACACTGTGCGTGTGCTGTATTCACGAACTGATCCTGAACTGATGTCCTTGGTCACGCTGACGTTGTTGTCAACATAGAGAAATGTGTCAACATAGAGATTGTTGTCAAACACAATGTCGCCAACGTTGTCAATGTTGAGATACTCTAGGGGAATTTGCAAAATTGGATCTAGAATTCCTGTTTCTGCTTGAGCATAAGAAAACAACTTGCTGCCAGCAAATGTTGTGCTTTGATACACTGATTCGTCGCCAAAACTTACACCGTTGGGATCATACACATTGTACAGCGGAGCTTGTTGAACATTGGTTTTTTGCTGTGCCTGTTCCCACTCGCCGTTGTTGAACCAAAATGTCACACCTTTGAGAGTATCGCCATCAAGGCACACTGTACTTTGATCCGGCAATACTTCGCCATCAGATGCCAGCGTTAAATTGATAATGGGCTGTGCAATGAGTGGGGGTACAGTGTCAGGTGTGACAAAATTCACTGTCCAAATTTTGTTGCGCACGCTGGCATCTTCGTCAGCGGCAAAAATCACTCGCGATCCATCAACAAAGGTGTAGCCGTCCACAGCATAGCTGGTGCTGCCTTCAATGTTGCTGAAGGCGTCAGTTTCTTCAAAGTCAATGATGTCAACTGGTTGCTTGCCTTGGGTGCCCATGTTCCATAGGCGCAGACCTGGGCGGAATTCAATGATGGGACGCTTGGCTCGTTTGAGATTGTCGTAAACCACAGGTACATTGTTGTAGCTGGCTGTGGCTTGAATCACATCAATGTGAAACCAACGATTGCTGCGAGCCCAGGCATTGAGGTCTGGGCTGGCGCGGTCAACTGTGAGGTAATCTAATTCTTCAGGTACAGGCAGACTGCTGTCATTTTGTTCTTGAACGTATGTTTCAGGCGTGACAAAATTTGTGACTGGCAACAATTCAATCGCAGTGCCTACTCCGCTCACGTAGTATTGCTTGTCTTTGTATGATGCTGGCTCAATATCGCCACGAAACACTACCTTGAGTCCGTTGGTAAATGTTACTCCATTGGTAGAGGTATAGTTTTTCTTGCCAATGACTTCTTCAATAAACAGTGTAGTTTCTTGGGTTTGTTCAATCAGTCTGATGCGGCCAAAAATTTCTGGGTCAATGGCATCTTGATACCACAAAGTATCAAGAATAGCTGTGAGTGGAGGAATCTGTTCAAAGCGTCCTTCAGCTGTTTTGTACCATTGAGTGTTGCTGTACTGATCTCCGTAGGCAATAGAAAACTTGTTCAAAGCCGGGATATCAGCTACTTTGTTCAGCACTATGTACTCTACGCCAGCAAAGTTTTGATATTGGATTTGATAAACTTGATAGCGATCTCCCACAGGAATATCTGTGACTTGACTGAATGGCAAACTATCAAAACTGCCAGGCAAGCCGTTGTTGGCTAAACTCTGTACCAAAGGATCAAACAGTGTGGTCACTTGCCAGCCGCCAGTTTCGGCGTCAACGTTAGGATCCGTGAACACAATGGTTCGACCGTTGAGATTGGTGGTTCCGTCAATGCCATTGTATTCTAGCAAGAACTGCGCCACAGGCTGGTTGTTGACTTGATCAAACTTCAGTGTAGACAAAATATCCACAGAACCAAAATTGTTCAAGGTATAGTAAAAATTCTGTGCAGTCTTGGATGGCACATTGAACGTGACTGTGCCTAGATCCTCACCGTTGTTGATCACACCAAACACATCTCGACTGCTGATGTTGGGGGTTGAAGGTATGACTCCTGACACGCCTGGATTGGTCTGAATCCAAAAACCTGGACCTGTGCCCGGTGTACCATCAACAATCTCAATCACGCCCTGTTGCCCGCTCTGTGTTTCACTCACATAGTACAGAGTGTCTGGCGCATCTTGTGGCACCACAAAGGTAATCTGGCCAGTGTTGCTACCGTTGCGAGTAACACCGTTGTTGTAGGCATTGCCACGACCAGTCACAGGCTGAGTCTTGATCCAAAATGGATAAATGCCAGTGAGATTGAGGTTAAAAATGTAGGTATTGCCACGTTGCAAAGTCAACGTGGGATTGATTACGCCGTCAATGGTGTAGTTAAATGTGCCATTGTTGCGTACTCGATAGTTCACAGTGGTCTTGGTATTCTGTGCCACCTGGAATGTGTAGTTGCCGCCTCGCAAGAGATCAATAGTGGGATTCTCGCCTGGCACACCCGAGAATGTGTAAACTCCGTTTTCGCGTGTGACTTCAAAGTTGGCCTGGGACGGTATTGTGGTGGCCATGACTTCCACAACATCAGGGCCGTTGGGCATCCAGAAGTATTGATTGAAGTTTACAAAGGTGTCGTAATTGACAAACGGATCCCAACTGTAGAACTCGCTGACATACAGTCGGTCTGGTCTGTTGCCTTCACCGCCTTGATAACTCACAGCATCGTTCATGCCTGGATAGGTCATGACGTCTCTCACTGTGTCAGTGTCGGGCTTGATAATGGCCACAGCGGGTTCAAGCTGATAATCAGCGCGAGTCTTGTCAATCTCTACCACATAACGATCATTGGGGTTGACGCCAGGACCTACTTGGCGGCCAATGTAGCCTTGAGTCTGCTTGAATCTTGGCTCTTGTACCAGCTGATCTAGCGTGGCTGCCAAAAATTGACGGTTAGCATCGGTTTGAAAGATCTCGGGTAAAAAATCAACGGAACGTACTTGAGCCATGTTTAGATTACTCCACTACCAGGGGCAGTGCGAAGATTGGTGCTAGTCAATGCTTCAATCACTTCAATGTTGTCAATAGTGGCAGCATTGGCAAAAATTTCACTGGGTTCTGAGCGTATCTCGTAGAGGTCGCCAAAACTCTTTTGCGGATCTAGAGGTACCAACACTACGGAACTGATAATGGTACCTAGAGTGCGGTGCAGATATGCTGCTAGTTCGCTGAAGTAGAATGTGTCGCCAAAGTTCCACTTGTCAATAGAAAAATAATCATTCATGGCTGCAATTACCGAGCTCTTAATTTCACTGGTGCTGGCTGTGGATCCTTGCGCACGAATCACTTTGATTGTGGCACGAAGTTCTGTGGCGGCCTTGGCACCAAACAGTGGCTTAAAAAATACTGAGTTCAATACAATATTGTCAGAAATCATTTTGTAATTTTGCAAACCTTGATAGGCTGTGTTGAGTTCATCAATGGTGGGCATGGCAGGTTCTGGCACTGTGCCTGTGGTATCTCTAATCCAATTTTGATAAGCAGTGTAATATTCCTGTGTGACCACATAGAGATCAATGATGTTGGTGGTGCCTGGGTCAATTCTATTGGTAAGTGGCGCATTGTGACGATATTGGTAGTACAGCGCCTGACGTCCAGTACGGGCAATCCACTCAGTGGTCAGAACCAAGGTGCGAACTCCAGTTGCATCAATCAAAAGCTCGTAGAATGCGCCAGGGTTATTGACCTGACTGGGGTTTTGATTGTAGGCATAAAAGATCTGTCCAGGAGTATACTCAGTTTTGACCACTTCAATAGCATTTAAAGTAGCATACTCGCTGTTGACACGATCAGGTTCAACCAAGAGATATCGCTGCAAATTGTCAAAGTCCACAGTGCGTTGCAAGAAAATCAGCTTTTCGTTAGGGTTGGTATCTGGGTCCACGATCTCGTTAAAGAAGTCAGGGTTGTCTGGTATACCATCATTGTCGCTGTCTCGATAGCTCACCAATACTTGGAAATCATCTACATAACCGTCGCTTTCCACAGGCTGACCAATGATAGTGGTGTAGATGTCTGTGCCCAAGCTGGCAGCACTGTCAGGTTGTGAATTCATGGCCAACACATTCACAAAGTCTTTGATCACTGTACCTGTGCGGCTATCGTACACTTGCTGATCATCATAGAAGAAGAATCGTGTCTGCAACACTGAACCAAAATAGTAGGCCAATCCACGGAAGGTCACAGTGTAGTTTTGATTCTGTACCACAAATTGTGCCATCCAGCTGGCATCAAGATTGGCGCCTGATGTATTGCCAGCGTACTGCTGACTCCAGGTGGCGTTGGCTGCAAGATTTTGCTGTGTAATGATGTACCAAGTATAGGGTGTACCAGTCACGCTGCCATCGTTGTCGTAGCCCAGTCCAAAGTTGCGGAACAGCACAATTTGTTCAGCAATTTGTTGTTCAATGCTCAATGGCAAATCTGTCACAAACAACGGAATAACAGTGTCAACAATGGCACCAGTGGGCACAAAATTGTTGATTGTGACTGGACCTTGACCGTTGGCTAGATTACCCAATCCGTTGTTGTAACCGGTATCAATCACTCGCAATGGCGATGCCCAAATTTCCAGTTTTTCATTGGCTCGTGTGGGCGTACCTTGTTGCAAACGATTGTTGCTGTCAAAATAATAGCCAGTGGGAGCCACAAACTTGATCAAGCTGTTGACCACAGCATAGTAGAAAGGATTTGTGGTGCTGAGTGTGGGGCCAATAGGAATGGGTGTTCCAGCAGCATTGCGGAAATAGCCCGTGGTTTCATTGGCCAGCGTGGTGCTTTGGTACCAGGTACTACCAGCTGTGATACCAGTGTTCACTGATTTGCGCGGAAAGTTTTCATAGTAAAACTGCAACATAGTGGGCAACAACAATTGAGGTTGTACTTGATTGGTGATGAAGTCAGCAATCTCGTTGCGGTTGGTCCATGAGAACAACAGTGTGGGCAACACGTTGTTGCGCCAGATAGCACCATCGCTGCCAAAAGTGTTGGTTGAACTGTATTTGCCAGTATTGTCCACTAGATCAAGATAACGACTGGTGCCAATTGACGCACGGTTCAAGGCCTTGCTCTTGAGTATGGAATTGTAAGTGGTGTATGGGAAAAGGTTGTAGTCTTCGCCGTTGACCATGCGATTCTGTGTGTAGTAGCGAGCCGGAGCACGCTGTTTGATTTGAGCAATGGGTTCGCGAGCCTGACTGTTGCTCACAGGCTGCGTAATGCCACACACAAAAGTAATGGTTTCTAGGTTGCCTGAGCGACTGATGTAGCTGATGGGCAGAGTCACAGCCTGCATTTCTTCAGGGTTAATGATGTACTGCAAACCGTTGGAGGCACGAACATAGGCACGATAAGTGCCCACAGGAATTTCACTAAACACACCGTCACCAAACACCATGGTGATTTGATCATTGGCTCGACTGGTCACAGTATAGATAGGGCGCAGAGTGGTGCCCAATTGTTCAGCTGCTGCTGAGTAAATGTTTTCTTGGTACAACCACTCACGTGCAACATTGCCCACGTTGTCTAGCTGAAACAACCAACGATCTTCGTTGTTGATCCCTTCAATGTTGATATCCACAGTGCGGTTGGCAATGCGTTCAGCCAAGTTGAAATCTTGATTCTGCAATACACCTTGTTTGAACATAAAAAAGTAGCCAGTGTTGGCACTTTGGAAGCCCAACTGATCATTGCGGTACAGAATGTTGAAGGGTTGGTTGGGTTGTGGGGCTGGCTCGTACAAATAATCACGTCCCACTGCGGTTGAAGTCATGGCCTCAAACGGCATTGAGATTCCGTCCACTGTGGCGTTGTAGGGAATCACTGGCAGATAACCTGGCACAAGATTGACAGCATACTCATCAGTGCGCACACCAAGAATGTTTTGACGATTACCTGGACGACCCACACGCTGTGAGTTTACTAGCGCGGCGTTGAGTACGGCTGTGAATTGTTCTTGCCAGTCTGGATTGGTGGGGTCAGCCCAGTTCACTGTGACGTTGCTGAGATTCACGCCCTGGTAATCTTGAACTTGTTCAGTAGTGGTAACACTGAACACCTTGAGTAGGCCTTGTGCTGCGGTGTTGCGCTTGGCAGTGTAGCTCACAAGATTGGCCAAGCGAACCACTGAGTCACGTCGCTCGGCTGTGTCAATATAGTTTTCTCGAGTGTTGAGGTCAGTACGGAAGGCCAGGGCCTGTCCCATGAACGCAATTACATCCAGCAAAGCAATGAATTCTGACGACTCAATGTAGTCGTTGAATGTTTCAGGGTAGTACAAACGCAAATAATCAATAAAACTCTTGCGCAGAGTTTCAAAATCATAGCTTTGGAAATCGGCTTCGCGATAGGTTTGATAGATCTGTTTCCAGTCTTCAACTCCAAAGATTGCTGTTTGACGTGTGGTTTGTGCCATTTTGGTCTAATGCCTTGTCGTTTATTTACCGACAAGCAAAAACGGCGTAGTTATACGTAGCTGGCTCTACGTTGTTCAAGATCAAAGAACAATGCCAAACGTTCAGCGTCGGTGCTGGGCAACACTTCTAGTTCTAACTCAATCAAGATACCATTGAGCTGCGGATATATCTGTACGTCTGTGATCTGTATGCGTGGGTCTCCGCCGGCCACACGCTGCACTTCGTTTACAATGTTGGTACTGACTTGCTCCACTTGGTTTTCAAACAAGAAGTCCCACAGCACTGTGCCATAGGCTGGTCGTCCTGGTAACTGCCCTTGACGAATGTTAAAGGCATTGAGTAAGTCTCGTTTGATCAATTCAAACCCGGTAAGGGTAAACTTTTTGAACTGCCCTTGAGTGTTGAAACCAATGAATGTTTGCGCCATACAGTATTTATTAGCCCAATAAACGGCCAGCAGCACCAGTTGCTGCACCAATGGCACCGGTTACTGCGCCAAGGGCTCCTTTGGCCGCTGCTGTGGCGTTGTCTACTGCTGCTGTGGCCAATGCAGCAGGATTTGGTACTCCGCTCAATGACGACAGTGCGCCACTCAAGGCTGGTATAGAACTCAGTGTGGGCAAAGACCCCAATGAGCCGCTGAGACTGCTCACCGCTGAACTCACCGCAGCAGCCACAGACGACGGTGACGGTGCAAAACTTGGTACTGGTATCTTGGCACTGCCCAGCACACGAGTGGTGGCTGCATTGATACCCAGTCGATTCACAGAATCCACAACGGCTGTGGGAATTTCTTCAGCTTTGAAACTATCAGGTATCTTGGCATTGGCAAGGTTTACACCAAATTGGGCATTTTTCAATTGTGACAACACTTTGCTGGGATCCGGCAGTGAACTCAATGCGCCCTTGGCCAAGTCGCTGAGGGCTCCAGCTTGTCCAGCCAAACTGGCTGATGCTAGCCCCAATCCAGCAGTGAGTGAAGAGGGCAATCCTCCCAAGCTGCCTGACAGCTTGGTTACTTGTTGCAAACCGTTGTTCATCAAGGTTTGTTGAATGTTGTTTTGTGCACCAGCATTGTTCAGCAAACTTCCTATGTTTGTGATTCCATCTTTGCCAGTAAATGCTGCTGGACTTTTGAGCACTGAACTCAAGCTACTGCCACTGTCTACCAGTGCACTCATGCCTGGTTTTAGTATACCAGCAGATTCTAGCTGCGATGCATTTAGAGCAAAACTGCCAGCACCAACATTGCTCAATACTGAAGACGCTTGGCCAGCTAGATTTTTTGCTGTGGCCAAGGCCGAAGTCACTTCTGATGTGGCCATGTTGGCAATGGGGCCCACTGCTGGTATGCTCTTGGCAAAGTTGGCAATGTTGATTTCGCCTGCAAGAGGCGTACTGCCTGCTGCTGTGGCCACTGAACTTGCTAGACCTTTTACTGTGGCTGTGGCTGAAGCCAGCGCACCTGATGCCAATGCTCCCACTTGTCCCACAGCGCCAGTGATGCCAGCACCCAAGGCGCCCACACGACCACTCAAGGCCTGGCCCACTTGCGAAGTGGCTGCTGACAGTCCTTGCGCGGCTTGGGTAGCAGCACTGATCACTGCACCAGGTTTGATGCCAGCAAAAGCACCAACATCCAATTGTTTTTCAAAAATTTGCCGAGCTTGTTCTTGAGTAAGGCCGGCTGGACCTTTGACTTCAATAGTGCCAGCTGTGCCTGGCGGTGCACCAGGAATGGTAAAAGTAAATGTAGACATTATCTTGCTACCAATTCTACTCCAGCCGGAACTGGGTCAGATCCTGGCGGGGGCGAAGAATCTCCTGATTCAAAACTGATTTCCACATCCACACCAAGATTGTGATAAGGATAAGGTTCATGCGTGGGGGCTCGACTCACTATGCTTTCCAGTGCACCAACATCTTTGATCCAACCTTCGCTGTTGGTAAACTTGGTATCGTCCAATTTGGTCTTGGTTATGGGGTTGGGTGCTTTCACTGTGCCGGCTGCTGGACCGTTGAGATCAATGCCACCGGCCTTGAACACCAGGCTGTCGCCACCGCCCCAGCTGCCACCAGCACTGTTGAGAGTCAATGTGCCGTCGGCTTTGACGCCTATAGTGCTTTTGCTGTACATAGTCATGGCTTGCTGACTGGTCATGGTCAAGGTAGTCACTGCTTCAATGTGTGTGGCAGCATTGCTTTTGATGCTGACATCACGTCCAGCAAACATGTTGATGTCGCGGTCTGCATGCAAGTTGATATCGCCCTTGGTACGCAAGTTGATGCTGTTGGTAGCATACACATCCAAGGTGCCTTCTTGTCCCAGTTCAATCCAGGCTTGACCGTTAGCATGAATGATGTAGAGAAAGTTTCCAGTGTCGTTCAGTGTGATTTGATGTCCTTTGCTGCTGCGCAATCTCAATAGAGCATTGTTGCCTTCAAGGTCTCCATCATCCATGACCAGACTATGGCCGCCTACCCGACCAATCACTCGCACTTCGTCTGGTCGCACTGAACCACTTTGAATTTTCTGCCTAATGTCGTCGGGCTTGAGGCCACCTTCATAGATGGCTGTGCCCGGCGTAGAAACACCAAACACAGCACTGGGGGTTTCTCGTTGACTGCTACTCTGTATAGGACCGCGTTCAGGATCTTTGATCAGGCCTTGCTGGAACATGGCTCCAGCCACATAGCTTTGCACTGGTTTAGTTTTGTTATAGAACTGCGGGTCGTTGAAGTCTTTGATGTTGTTGATGTTGAGCTCGGTCACAGGCAGTCGTTCGGCCGAACCCATGTAGGCTTCTTGATTGGCGTTGGTGATTTTGTATTGGTCCGTTGCACCGATGGCTGGCACCATGTGTCCTTGTCCTGAATCAGGAATGACACCCACATAATATCCCAGTCTACGATCACCGTTGACAAAAAAGCACATCACAGTGATGCCAAGATCAGGGGGAGTAAACCACATGCCATAACTGCACTGATTGCCTGGATACTTGCCCACATCTGAGTTGCTGCCTGAGGCTGTTGGAGGCGGTGTTGAGCCAAAAAACGGGCTGAGATAGCTCACTGTGACCCAGCGGCTGCTGTCACTCATGTCGCCGTCACTGAATGCTTCAATGTACACTTGCAGACGCCCTGACCGTGTGGGATCCACATTGTTCATGACAACGCCCGAAAACGGTCCTGGTTCAGTGGGTACACCACCTCGGTCCAATCGATAATTTTCTGGTAAACCGCGACTGCGGCTAATATTCTCTGGCATTGATTATCCTATCAAGGGTCTGGTGGTGCGGGCTGATCTTGTGCTACTACCGGTGCTCCGGTTTGTCCCAGCTTGAGTGGGGCTCTAAAATTTATGCCGCCCAGCGTCAGGCCATTGCTGTTTGGCAGTTGTGGCGTGGTTTGTGGCAGCAAATCATAAGTGATACTGCCCAGTGTTCCTGGCACAGTTGATGGCTGTGATACTGGTGACAGTGCGGGCAAGCGCAGTCCAATCTGGCCTGACAATTGCGGTTGAGCAAAACCTGTGCCAGACCCCACACGCTGATTACCAGCAGCCAGAGCACTGTTGGCAAATAATTCTGTGGCATCTTCGTCGTCGCCAAAACCCACGCCTGATTTGGGTACACCAGGCGATGATGGTGCTTTGTTGTTGGTGACATTGGGTTTGGGGAAAATGTACAAAGCCCCGTGCAGCACTTGTTCAAACTTGCCGCCACGAAACTCGCTCACACATCTAGTGGCTTGATAGATATAGCTTTGAGTGGGCTGGCGATCGCCAGCAGGCTTGGTAGCCTTGCTGTAGGGATCAGCCACACCAGTGGCCATGTTGTAGTCTTCAGGACGTTGCCAGGCAATCTCAAACATGACCTGACGACTGTCAAAATTTATAGTTCCGTCTGGAAGAAACGGGCTGTAGCTCCAGGTCTTGGGATCAAGACCAAACGCCTGACTGCCTTGTTGTATCCAGGCTGGATCACCAATGATGCGTACTTGACATTCACCCAAGCTGGAAGGATCATACAGATACTCTGCTGCCGACGCTTGAATTTCTTGGCCACTGCCGCCAGGTGCTTGTGGCGCTCCTGCACTGTTTTCTCGACTGCGCGGTGCATAGTTAAAGTAGGGTATGTGCAACATGCTGCTGGTAAACAGTTTGCGAATGTTGGCAGCATCGTTTTGTTTGGGATTGTCTCCACTCACTGTGATATGATAGAGATAGTTGAAGTTGGCAGTGTAGTCAACTACTGACGTATTTTCGCCTGTGAACCAATACTTGTAGCTTTTGTGAAGGCCTTTGAATTTGGGGCGAGGGAAAAATCTTGAGAAGAAATTTGTAACTGACATCTTGCTCACAATGTACTTGATATTGTAGGCATAGTCGTTGCGCAGTTCGTCATATTGGCCTTGGCGCACTTCCATGGTGATCTGATACCAATTCATTTCTCCCACCAGGCGGTCCACATCACCGGGGTCGCTGAGGCCAGTGGTCACATCGTTTTTGCTCAAGGCCTGATTGTAGATATAGCTGCTGTTGCGTATGGCCAACTCAATGGTTTGGCTGATCTGTTGTCCAGCAGTGATGGCAAACAAGCGAGTGTCGTAGTCTGTATAGAGTTTTTCTTGTAGTTTTGAATCAGGATCTTGTGCCAAGGCCATGGGCACTTGTGTCTTGTCTTTGATCTGACCAGGAAGAATCAACTGTGCTGCGGCAATGTCCTCAGCACCAGCAGCAAATTCTATGTCATATGCATCAGCCACGCCATATACACCTTGCTTGACCAAATTTTGCATGTGTTCGTTGATGGCAGCCATAAGACCTTGTGGCACAGCACGTTTGTTGGGTGCTGTGTTGGCCTTGGCCGGCGCTGGACTGCCTGCTGGAGTAGCGCCAGAGGCAGTGCTACTCTGCCCCGGAGCAGCCGCGGCTGCTGTGGCTGCTTTGGCATCACCAGCCAACAGTTTGCCCACAGTGGTACTGGCCAGTTCAACATCAAATGGCACAGTGCCACGACGACTATTGAGTCCCACAATTTGCCCCACAGGGGCGCCCACAAAGTCATATGTGACCAGTTTGCTGCTGACACCAAAATTGATGTCTTGAATTAGGAATGGAATGTATTTTTCAATCACGGCGCCGCCGGGGCCACCAGCACGCACTGGTGACACTAGACTGCCCCCTGAATCATACCCATAGAATCTAATGGCCATGAGATACACACAACTCACATAGTTGACTTCGCCTGCAGAATTTTTTGGTGCAAAATCTTGCACAGCTTGATGCAGTCGATCAATCAAGGTAATTCCATTGGGCTCAATCACTGTGAATTTGATTTCGCTGACCATGTGTGCGGCTGTGGTAACTTTGCCTGGCAAAGCGTTGTCTATTGTGACGCTGTCAATGTAGAAGTCTAGATCAAATGCAGGATTGCGACCAGCGTTGGGGCCGCTAGCGTTGGCTTTGTTGTAGGCTGATCCTTGAAATCCGCCTTGGTTTACTGGAGCGCCACCGCTCTGGAACAATAATTGGTAACCATTGATGTTGGCTCGTCTTGACGCTACCATTTGGTTGTACTGCTCATTGGTCACCAGGTAAACTGACGCAGACCACGTGTAACTGGCATAGAGATCCAAGGCGTTGGGCTGTGGTGTGACTTGATCGTCATTGCCCGCAGCATTGACCGTGGCCTGAGCTGTGGTGGTGCTGGAGTTGGCTGCATCGTCATTGGTGGGCGTGCCTGGATTGGTGGGTGCAGTAGTGGGACCAAATCTAGTAGGACCAAACGCTTCAGCATCGCTTCTAGCTGCTTCTTCCGCGGCTATAGCAGCATCCTCGGCTGCCAAAACTCCAGTAGGATCCTGTGGCCCACGAGACAATCTATCAAACACTGACACGTCGTCATCACCAAAGCCTGGCGCTGGCCTTGGGCCTGTGCTGACTTGATCTTGTCCGCCAGTAGCCTGCGTATTTGTGGTTGTTCGAACAGGATCATCAGTGCCACGGTCAACATCGCCTGTGGCTGATGTGGACGTTGGAGTAGCAGTGGTGGGTGTAGTGGTAGCTGGCGGAGTGACAATGCGTCCATCAGACGTAATCTTTTGAGTGGATGGGCCATCTTCATTGACCACTTGCTGACCAGCTGACTTGACTGGCTCAGGCGGTGTAGGACCAAATGTGGTGGGGCCAAATGCTTCAGCATCGCTCTGTGCTGCTGCTTCTGCAGCTGAAACGCCTGCAGGCGGCAGTGTTAGCGGCGCAGTTGAGCTGGTCTCACTGGCTGTGACTGTGGCTGTAGCGGCGTAGCTGAAACGCTCTGGTACATTACGTCTGTTGAATCCAGGCTGTCCTGGTTCTTTGTTGCTAATGATTTTAACATTTACTGTCAAAGGACCAAACGTTGTTTTGCTCCCCCCGCCAAAGTAGGCTAGAGCCTGAGCACGACCCTGTGCAACTGCCGCAGCTTCAGCAGCTTCGGCTGTGGCGGCAGTAACAGTATTGACAAATTTTTCAACTGGACTAACGGCCATGGTTTAGAATCCCAGTGTGCTGCGCAAGGTAGACAACTTGGGCAAGAATATGGTTCGTCCCACAGCAAAGTCCAAGGGCGGTGCTGTGAGTGTGTTGGGGTTGCGCTGATAGAACACCCACCACAGTGTGGGCGTGCCGTAGAGGTCATAGGCCAACATGTCGGGCCTGTACTGGTAAGTGAGATTGATCTCAAACGACAAGTCATCATCCTCTTTGGGAATGACACGGTTTTCCATCACATCAAGATAGAACTGTGTGACCGGAGTGTTGTAATAAGGACTGGTGGTATCGTACGTGGCCATTACCAGTAACCTCCCTTGAGCAAGTTGCCATTGGCAAAATTCTTGAGTGAAAATTCACGACTCATCTGTGCACGACTCTGTACTGGTTTCAGCACCAGTTGAATTTCCATCTTGGTGGGCACATAGGTACTGCGCACAGTGTTGTTGACGCCACCAGTGACTGGTCCAGGTGCAGGTCTTGTGGGTTCAGCGCCAGGGAATCCCAGCAGCTTGCTGGCAAGTAATCTGGCAGTGGTTCCCAGCAAGCTGCTGCCAGGAAAACTTTGCGAAGCTTGAGCTCGACGATTCAGCAAGTTTACGCCATAGTTGTTGAAACCTGTGGCACGAATGTAGTCTACATCAGCTGGCAAGTTGTAGCTGAACTGGCTGAGCAAGCAGGCATGACCGTTGAACTGATATTCACCTAGACCAATCAGGTACACCAAAGGCGGCGGTGTGCCACGCTGTGCGTCCTGGCCATAAAACATCTTGGTGACTGAACGGAAGAAATGTATCACAGCCAAAAGATACTGAGCTTCGCGTGTGTCCTGTGCTGTGAATGTGGCGGTAATGTTGATGTCGCCCACAAAACTACCCTTGTAGAAATAGCCGCGATAGTTGCTGTGTGTGAGCTGTGTTTCATCATAGCCAGCATTGTAACTGGTGCTGATTTGTGGTGTGTAAGGAAAGATTACGCCATTGGCATCTTGCAGGGGTTTGAGTATGGCATTGTTGTCATCTTCGTAAAGATAGTTGGCACCACCGGCCAGCACCAAGCGCACACGCCAGTCTTGACTGCTGGGTTCTACATAGCGAGCCCGCAGCGTGGCCTGTTGATTGGCAAACACCTTGAATGAGTCACGTTGACTGATATCTTCTTCCGCTTCGGCGGCACGATACAGTTGACCATTGCGGAAAGTGTTGCCCAAACTGTCAGTGGTAAATTCTTCTTGATCGTTGCCAAATCCTGTGCCTGGCGGTGGCGGTGTAGGACCAAATGTGGTGGGGCCAAACGCTTCGGCATCACTTTGAGCAGCAGCTTCCTCTGCTAGAGCAGCATCTTCAGCTGCCAACACACCTGTGGGGTCTCGCACTGTTGCTAGGCTGCCAAATGCGTCAGCGTCACCTTGTGCTGCTTGTTGTGCTGCAATGGCAGCATCTTCTGCTGCTAGTACTCCTGTGGGATCTGCCACTGCTCGATTGATTCTAAATGCGTCAGCGTCATCTTCTGCGGCTTGTTGTGCTGCAATGGCAGCATCTTCTGCTGCCAACACACCTGTGGGGTCTCGCACTGTTGCTAGGCCGGCAAATGCATCTGCGTCACTTTGTGCTGCTTGTTGTTCAGCTATGGCAGCATCTTCTGCTGCCAACACACCATTGGGGTCACGTACTGTAGCTAGTCGATCAAACACTGTGGTGTCACCATCGCCAAAACCTGTACCAGTGGCCACATTGGCTGGTGCACCTGCTGTGACAGGTGTGATAGGCGGCGGTGGATCTGTGACATTGGGTGGTGTGACAGACACTGGCTCTGTGCCTTGACCTGTGGGCGGAGCAGCTTGAGCTGACTCTACCTGTGCTTCAGCTTGTGTGAGCTGCCTTTGTGCTACAACAACATTGGACTGTGCTTGAGCTAGTTGATTTTGGTCGCGGGTGAGTTGTAGTTGGGCAGCACCAACTATGCTTTCCAAACTGCCTATACTGAAGTTTAGAAATTCCAGTCTTTCTGTGTCCAAAAACGCTGTTGGACTACTTTGCAATTCCTGGAGTTCACGTTGTCTAGATTGTAGCTGCTGAGTTGCGCGAGCCAAATTTGTCTGCGCATCGCCAACTCTATCAAATGCTGTTAATTGGGCCACTCTTTGTTCAGCCTCCCGCAGATTCTGTCTAGCAGTCGACGCCTGAATCAGTGCCGTGAAAAGATTGTTGGGGTTGGTCATCGCAGTTTCCTATGTGTGTATTTACGCCTAGCAAAATCGGCTAACATTATACACAGAAAGGTTGACTTTTGTCGTTTTTCTGCTACAATAAATACTGTTTAGGAGAACATCCCCCATGACCCTAGTGGCCAAGCCCGCGGCTCGCGTGAATTATCTCAACAATCGCGACATACTCAAAGAAATACATCTCAGCAAAAACACCTACTGTTGGTACCGTGATCGAGTCTTGGATCACCAATATGATTTGATTCTTCCCAGCATTGATCGGATCAACGTTCGCACCATAGTAGAGGCACGCAAAAATCGTGCTGACCGTATCAAGCGTGAAACTGGTGAGGTCATTGATCAAAAAAAGATACCCAATACAGACTTGGTGTTTCGCATTACAGCATGGGATCACATTCCCAAGGCACCCAAAAAGCTCACCAAGGCCGAAATCAAGCGCCGCAAATTGGAAGAGATTTTAGACATCGAAGACACTCCTGAAGAAGACGGTCTAGAAGAATTGCTGGATGTGCCAGTACTGGACACTGCACATGTGAGACTGAACTTTCCACCGTTTGAACACTACAGACTGGACGACCAAAAGAAACCCTATATTGTGGGACGCAGTCATTGGCGTGGTGATTTGGCCACAGGAGAATTCTGTCGCGAACACGGCAACATGACTCGCAAACTGGCTCAGATGTTTATCAAACTGTGCGAACGCTATGCCACTCGCTCAAACTGGCGTGGTTACACCTACAACGAGGAAATGCGTGGACAAGCTCTTCTTCAACTTAGTCAAATTGGTCTACAGTTTGACGAATCAAAAAGCCAAAACCCGTTCGCTTACTATACCGCTGCGATCACTAATAGTTTTACACGCATTCTTAACATTGAAAAGAAAATGCAAAACATACGAGATGACATCCTGGAGATAAACGGACTTAACCCAAGCTGGACCCGCCAAAACGCTGGCGGTCGAAGCATGGCCGACTTGAGCGGTCCGGTTGTGAGCAGCCTGGATGATTAAACAAACCACAGTGATTGTGTATCCAGGTGGGTGCTATGGTACCTATCTTGAATGGTGTTTGTCTACTTTGACCAACAGCAAACACATACAGTCACCATTCAATGCCAATGGCAATAGTCATAATTTCCATGGACACCAACTGTTTGACATACAAGGTTGGCGTAGATATTGTGATGGGCAGCAAAATTATAAATTTGTAAGATTACATCCAAAAACGGAAGCAAGTTACAGCATAAAACATATTATCTTCGAAATAGCCAGTCAAGCACACAAAGTCATATATTTGTACCCAACCAAGTCAACGCTGCTACTGAGTCTTAATAACTATTTCAATAAAATTTGGGATAATTGGTTTTCACAGGTTTTGAGTGCAACCGTAGACATCAACAAACTCTACACCAATTGGCCTGTCGCAGCTGACACGCCAATAGAACAAATTAACCCTTGGATACTTCGAGAGTTTTGTAGCTTTTATCTAATGCCAATGTGGCTGGATCAGATTGGTTGGCATGACTTGCCATGGCAACATCCAAATGTCATGACTGTCACTATTGAAAAATTATTAAGAGAGTTCTCTGCATCGTTGGCCGACATTCAAAATTTTTGTGAGCTAGATTTTGAACGGCCAATTTCCACTCTGTTGCCATACCATGATCAAAATCTGCAATTGCAAAAATATCTAAATCACGATAAACTATGCAACAGTGCGGTGGAAGCAACTTTGGAAGGTAAAAACTTTGATTGGCAACCGTTGGGACTATGTAGCGAAAGTTGGGTACAATGGCAGTTGAGAAACCAGGGCTACGAGATTCAGTGCAACGGGCTTGACACATTCCCCACAAATAGTTTACAATTGAAAAAACTACTTTATCCAGTATGAACTTATTCCGCAAAGCTGCTATATTCACAGACATCCATTTTGGGCTAAAGTCAAACAGTGTAGTTCACAACGAAGACTGTTTGGCTTTTGTAAAGTGGGCCACAGCCAAGGCGCAAGAAGAAGGCTGTGAAACCTGTTTGTTTTTGGGCGACTGGCACAACAATCGAGCCAGTCTCAACATTGTCACACTAAACTACAGCCTACGGGCACTGGAGCACATGAATGATAATTTTGAACATGTTTACTTTATTCCTGGTAATCACGATCTGTATTATCGCGACAAACGCGACATTCAAAGTGTGGAATGGGCTCGTCACCTCCCCAACGTGGAAATATGTAACGATTGGTTCTCTAGTGGCGATGTGGTTATTGCTCCTTGGCTGTGTGGAGACGATCACAAACGCCTAAGCAAGATGTCTGGGCAGTACTTGTTTGGACACTTTGAATTACCCGGATACCTCATGAATGCCATGGTAGAGATGCCAGATCACGGGGAACTGCAACGAGATCATCTTGGGGGATTTGGTCATGTGTACACTGGGCACTTCCACAAGCGACAGACTAAAAAGAATATTACCTACATCGGTAATGCGTTCCCTCATAATTATGCAGATGCTGGCGACGACGAACGGGGACTCACTGTGTTGGAGTGGGGGGAGGCACCTAAATTTCATGCTTGGCCTGATCAACCCACCTATAGAGTATACGGACTTGCCAATCTTATCGACAACGCTGCGACGCTTCTTAGAGCCCGAATGCATGTACGTGTCAACTTGGACATTGAGATAAGCTACGAAGAAGCCAATTTTATCAAAGAAACTTTTATCCGAGATTATGCTCTGCGAGAGATGAGCCTGATTCCCAACAAAACTGTGGGCGTTGAAGAAGATCTTGCCCCCGGTGACGTCAAATTTGAGTCAGTGGATCAGATCGTGGTAGACCAACTCACTAATATTGAAAGCGAGTTCTACGACAATCGCCTGTTGTTGAAGATTTACCAGAATCTATGAAAATCTACTTCAATGGTTGCAGCCACACTTTTGGCGATGATCTTGCTGATCGAGCTCATGCTTGGCCGGCTCGTGTTGCTGCGGCGTTGCAGAGTAAATTTGTCAACGATGCTGTGAGTGGCGGCACCAACGACAGGATCTTGTATAGAACTGTTAAGTTTGCCCAGCAATTTGACTTTGTATGCATAGCCTGGACCTACACTTCACGATTTACTCGATATAGATCTGACAACAACCATGATGTTAACTTCAACGCTCAAATGACTCATAGCATGTACGGTCAGGCCACTGAGTTTCGCGACTATGGTCGATTGCACTATACTTTTTGGCACAACGAACTTTACAATTTTAAAATTTGGCTACAAAATGTTGTGCTGTTGCAAAGTTATCTAGACAGCATCAACCGGCCTTTTGTTATGATTAGTGCAGATCACAATCATATTAATCGGTGGGCTTCAGATCGTGATCAGTTCAATTCCAGTGTAAAATCGTTAATAAACTTTGATCTGATGTCAGACCAGCAGTTAGATGACGAACACTGTGAAATTCAACGTTTACTGGATCAAGTTGATCGACAACGTTATTATGGTTTTGGTCATTGGTGGATAACTCAGCTGCATGCGCACTATCCAGTTGGTAACACATCACATCTCCAAAAAGCTGGACACCAAGCCATAGCAGACTATCTATTATCACATGATTCATTTCAAAACGCTAACTGTTAAAAATTTCATGAGTGTGGGCAATGCCACACAAGGAGTGCACTTTGATCGTCAAGATCTAACCTTGGTCTTGGGCGAAAACCTTGACCTAGGCGGTGACGGCAGTCGCAACGGCACAGGTAAAACTACTATCATCAATGCACTGAGTTATGCTTTGTATGGCAATGCACTTAGCAACATTCGCAAAGACAATCTAGTAAATAAAACCAATGCCAAGCACATGTTGGTAAGTTTAGATTTTGCAGTGGGCGATCGAGAATATCGAATCGAGCGTGGGCGCAAACCTAACGTGCTGCGATTTTTTGTCAATAACGAACAACAAGCTGTAACTGACGAAGCTCAGGGCGACAGCCGCGAAACTCAGGATGCTATTGAACGTATATTGGGCATGAGTCACGACATGTTCAAGCATGTGTTGGCCTTAAACACTTATACTGAGCCGTTCTTGAGTCTTAAGGCCAACGAGCAGCGAACCATAATTGAACAACTGCTGGGCATTACTCAACTCAGTGAACGTGCCGATCGCATCAAAGAACTCAATCGTGAAACCAAAGATGGCATCACTCAAGAAGAAATGCGCATCCGGGCTGTGCAAGAAGCCAACCGACGCATTGAAGAACAGATTGAAAGCCTTCGAAAACGTCAGACCTTGTGGCTAAAAAAGCGTGATGATGATGTGGCTCAGTTTGCCCAGGCCATTGTGGATCTTGAACATGTAAGAATTGAGGTTGAAATACAAGCGCATCGAGATCTCGAAGTATATCATGCCAAGAAAAAATCACGCGATGACATCAATCTTTGGTTGCGCAAAATTGAAAACGAAGATTCTCGACTTCAAAAGCAAAAACAACAGCTTGATCGAGATCTGCAAGAAATCAAGCAACACCGATGTTTTGCTTGCGGAACTGAAATACACGACAACAGCCTTGACACGGTGCGAACTGAGCGTGAAAAAACTCTACAGGACATTGCACTGCAATTGCTGGCCAATGATACTCAGCGCACTGAGCACCAAACTGCACTGGCAGAGTTAGGCGAGCTGGGCTCTGCTCCCAAGGTGTTCTATGACAGCTTGGAAGATGCGCTGAATCACAAAAATACTGTGGACAGTTTGCAACGCAACATGGAGAGTAGAGCCTCTGACGCCGACCCTTATGGTGAACAGATTGAAGACATGCAAGGACAAGCCTTGCAGGTTGTGAGCTATGACGTCATCAACGATCTCACCAAGCTGCAAGAGCATCAAGAATTCTTGCTCAAGTTGCTGACCAGTAAAGATAGTTTTGTGCGCAAGAAGATCATTGATCAGAATCTCAGCTATCTCAACAGCAGACTTACTCACTACTTGGATAGAATTGGTTTGCCACACACAGTAAAGTTTCAAAACGATCTCTCTGTCAGCATTGAAGAGCTGGGTCGCGAACTAGACTTTGACAACCTCAGTCGAGGTGAACGCACTAGACTGATTCTCAGTATGAGTTGGGCATTCAGAGATGTGTGGGAGAGCTTGTATCATCCCATCAATCTCTTGTTCATTGATGAACTCATGGACAACGGGCTGGACACACAAGGTGTAGAAAGTGGGTTGGCTTTGCTGAAAAAGATGAGTCGTGAACGACACAAGTCAATTTGGTTAGTAAGTCATCGTGACGAGCTGGCCGGTCGAGTCAACAACATTCTCAAGGTTGTAAAAGAACATGGATTTACTAGTTACAGCACCGATGTTGACACAGCGTAACGTCAGCGTCCTGCATCTAGAGCCTACTACAATTTGTCAGGCCAGATGTGCACTGTGCGCTAGAGAGACTGACAGCACATTTGACAAAAACACTCGAGTTCATTTGAGCATGTGGAAAATCTTTCAGGTGTTTGATGCTAACCGTATTACCCAACTCAGCAAAATGTTCATGTGTGGCAACTATGGAGATCCCGCAGCCGGGCGCTATACTCTCAACATCTACCAAACATTTAGAAAACTCAATCCTAACATTGTGCTGGGTATGAATACCAATGGCGGCATTCGCAGTGCATTGTGGTGGCAGGAGTTGGCCCGCATCATGCATCAACCCCATGACTACGTGGTATTCAGCATAGATGGTCTTGAAGACACTAATTCAGTGTATCGACGCGGTGTGAAATGGCAGCTGGTGATGCGCAATGCCAAGGCGTTTATCAATGCCGGGGGTCGGGCGCACTGGGACATGCTGGTGTATGGTCACAATCAGCATCAAGTTGATGAGTGTGAGAAACTGGCTCGAAACATGGGATTTTCTTGGTTTAGGGCCAAAGTGTCTCGTCGAGGATTCACACAAACTTTGCAAGCTCCACAGGGGTGGGTGCCAATGGTAAATCGTCCAGGGCGCATTAACTGTCGAGCTCTCAAAGAACAAAGCATGTATATCAATGCACAAGGACAGGCAGCACCGTGTTGCTGGTTGGATCAAGATCCAACCGACACAGCACTAGTGCAGGCATCATGGAATACCAATCAACCACACTCAATTTGCAGCAACACATGTTCACTACAACCGCAAGGCAGCACACAGTTCGAAAGCCAATGGCAGCGTGAGATTGCATTTGAATAAACATTTTATATCACTCACCAGCAGCAAGGACTAATTATCATGTACTATGTCATGGTACTATCAAGGCAACATCATTGACACCTTGCCCGAAGATTGTGTGGGATTTGTGTATCTAATCACAAACCTCACCACAGGTCGCATGTACATAGGCAAAAAACTCGCAAAATTCTCTAAGACTACGCAACGTACTGTCAAACTCAAGAACGGCAACAAACGCAAGAAAAAAATCCGCACCAAAGTGGATAGCGACTGGCGCAACTACTATGGGTCTAGCCCCGAGCTCACAAAGGATGTGGAACTGTTAGGCAAAGAAAACTTCCAACGCGAAATCTTATTCTATTGCAAAAGCAAAGCCGAATGTTCATATATTGAAGCTAGAGAACAATTTTCCCGACGTGTATTAGAATCAGCAGACTACTATAACGGGCACATTCAAGTGCGTGTACATGGCAGTCACATCATAGGCAAACTTTAAGCGTTCACGACTCGCACAGGTCAATTTCATGTGCCTAGAGACAACCGGATAACAACGGGGACGGAAGACTCACTGCGCTGGTGAGCACTCAGCAACTATCCTTGACCGGACGACGATCGCAAGCATGCCTGCGGTTTTGCTGTTTGAACAGAATTTTATTAGGCGAAAAGACGCACGAGTGATCGTGCACGTTTGGGATTCACGCTAGCATGTGATTCACAAACCGCCGTTGTGACAAAGACTGGGATGGAGGTATCGGACAACCGCCTCTGCTAAACACCCTAATGCTAGTGACTGTGCTACTCGGATGATGCCAATCAATCTTTGCCCTGAGCGGGCAAAGTGTGACCGCTTAATCTGGATGATAGCTTAGACGCTTCGCGATGCATATTAGAAAAAGAGTTGACGAGCAAAGCGAGTCAACAGAACTTCGTTAGAAGTTCTCAATCAGTGCTTGTGCAAATTGTTTAGCATATAGGGAATTTGATTTTGGTCCTGGATGACGACCATCAGAATTTACATCAAACTGAAGTTGTCGCATTGATTCATAGAGATTCAACCATGCAGTTTGGTTTACATTCCCAACGGCTTGATATTGCTGGTGCATTTTGTCATAGAGTTTGAGTATTTCATTGTCGTCTCGATTGACTGCATTCAACAATTTTTGTGTGTAGTTAGTGAGTTGGTCTGGCAAAGTTGGTTTTTCCAACTTAACAAAAAACTCTTGATCCCATGGACACATGCCATTGACAAATGCCAATTTGGTGTTTGTCAATCTTGCTAGCTGTTGTATAGAGTTGGAGTATTTAAGTATCTGTACAATTTCGTATTGGTCATGCGACAATGCAATAAATCGATCTTTGATGTCATTGAGATACTGGGTTGAATAGCTGATGTTGTTTAGCTTATGGCCGTGGCCAGTAACTGGTCCAGCATTAAAACATTGTGAAGTTGTGTATAATTCAAAACCAACTTCAATTTCATATCTAGGAAACCCAGTCCACTGCACAATGGCATACTCTACAGAATATGTCAGCAATGCACTTACAGTGTCTTGAAAAATCCCAGCATTGCTTCTGCCCCCAAGACTGACATTAATCAAGTTAGTGTGTGAGAAAAGTCTCTGATGTAACTGATTGACCCACAGTGCAGGGTCTTGTTTTCCTAGCTCAAGGCCTGACCCAGCTGTGAGCGAGCACCCTGAAAACAGTGTGTAGCTCATAGATTTTGATCTGGCCAATCTCTAAACAAGGCATGTTGGATGTTGCCTGACACAAACTGGTTGAATGATCGATGTTTGTCTTCCAGTTCGCCCTTGAGTGGGGCAACTCGACGAAAGGCCGAATCCATTTGACCCATGTCACGAAACTCCATGAGAATCATCCATTCTGGCATGTCGGGAATGGATCGAAAACCCATTTTGCAGCGAGTGATTCTGTAGCTGTGCATTTTGTCCTCGCTCACCAAGTGATCAAAAAAGCTCTTCATGTTGTTGACCCAGTCAACATCAGAGATGTCGCCCTCTTTGTCAGCCCAAATTGTATAGATATCCATTATTTTACAGGTCCCAATATTTCAAAACCCTGCAAGTCTAGCATGTAGGGTTCAACCGCTTCAAAATACATCCAGCGGTAACCGCGATCACGATAGATCGCGCACTCGTTCTCAATACTGCGTATGCCCAGTCTCAATCGGGAATTACGATAGTCCCAGGCAAAGTGATCACTCAAGATGTTTTCGTTGTCCCAGATCTGGTACATGCTCCAGGCCACCAGCCGATCTTGATCATGATAGCCAATGATTTCAGTGCCGGCTGCTGTGAGTCTGCCAGCAATCATGGGCATCACACTTTGAAAATGCTTGTGCACACAGTAGTCTCGATACACACGTTGCACGTCATTGACAGGCACAGGATCCAGCAGTTGCCAAGGCACCTCGCTCACATACTGTGTTTGAGCAAGATCAATGCGACCAAACTGCCAGCTCATGTTCGTGGATCCTGGCGATGTTGAAATAGTGATTCAAGATAGTCCTTGGGCCAAGTGTCATAAAATCCCTGACGAGCCATTAGCCGTGCTTTGTGGTCAAGGTCAGCAAGTCCCTGCACCAAGGCCAGGGCATAGGTGCCTTGATTCATGATCACACCGTTGACATTTTCAACGTCTGTGGGATGGTCTTCTAGTGCCAAAAGATCATTGGTCAGTAAAAATTCTTGATTGGCTTGGTCAATGGCATGACTCAACTGTGCATGCGAGCACTGCACAGGATCATACACATAGATCCAGACTTCGCGACCTTGCAGGCCAAGGTCAGCACGAATTTTCAAATCTTGCAAAGGATCAGTGCCCAGCACAATGGAATAGCTCTGTTTGAGTCGTGCTGACCGTGCATAGGGACAAGGTGGGAATCCGCCCAGCACTGGGTGAGGAACCTCCAAGAAGTTGGTGATCCAAGATTCAATGTCACGAGTTACAGTAGCAATGTCCATTAGAAGAAAGGCAGTCCAGATTTTTTGGCAGTTTCAAGATTTTCTTTTACAACATCGTTGATCAAGCGGCGCTCAGTGGTGCTCATGTTCATGACATCCACATAGCTGGCACCGCCACGCATGTACCAGCTTTGCTTGAGAGCCTCCTGACGTATGCCATTGCATTCCTGTTCCAGCTGTTCAATCCAGCCCGAGATGCCGTCAGCGTCCAGGGTCAGGAGGCGGGCCCGAAAAAACTGGTCATGTCCAAGGTCAAGGGCTGATCGTATTCTTTGGTGCAGGCTGTGCAGGCAATGCGCATGGGTCGGAGATCAGTTTGGCGGCGCAGTTCAATGATGTGATCTCTGATGGTGTTGAACAGTCGACGATCACAGTTTTGCAAGAATTCTTCAATGTGTTGTGGATCCACCACAGTGCCAGTGGGAGTGCGTACTTCGGCAATGCTGTGCTTGAGTGCTTCCACAGTGAGTCCGCTGATCTTGCGCATGATTTCGTTGAGTCGTTCAATCTTGGTGTCTTGGTCAAGCTCACTGTTGGGAATCATCTGCAGGATTCGCTGTTCTTCAAACTGCAGGCTGCTGACATGATTGCTGTCACGATAGGTCATGGGCTGAAAAACCACTTCCAGCTCACCACTGACAATGTGTTGTGCATAATCTGGGCAACGCTGTTGGTCCATCACAGTGCGCAGATCCAGTTCGTATTCGTCGGTGTTTTCACAGCTGGGGCATGTGGTTTCTATAGGCATGTTGTGCCCATAACTGGCAATGCGAATAGCAGTTAGTATGGCATTGAGATCCACATTGGGTGCAAGCCAAGCGTCTTTGACAGCAGGCACACAGCTTTGAATCACTGAAATCACGGCCTGACCGTTGAACAGTGCGTCGGGTGTTCGATATGTAATTTCGTCTATGGCAGTCATGGGCAGTACCGGCAACTCTCCGGTTTCAGGCATATCAATGCTGCCTTCGGGCCAATAACGTCCACCTGAAGGCAAGCGCAAATAAATGGCCGGCTGGCGAAAATACTGTCGTAGCGGGTTGGAATTAGCGGTCATACAGTCCCCATAAATATATCTGTACTTATAGGCAGAAAACCATGGCAGATCAAAATCAACAGATGGCTGACATCATGCAACAGGTCAATTATGAACTGGAGCGTTATGGTCGTCTCACGGGCAGCACAGCCGACTCACTGCGAGATGCTCAAGTTGGAGTTGAGGGTTTTAGTCAAGCTGTTCGCAAAGTACCCATTGCGCTCACTGACAGTGTGGGCAAAATGGTCAAAACACTCAACACTGGTGAGCGTGGGGCCAAGGCCTACAATGATGCTGTGAGCAGCATGGCTGATGCTGCATCTGCTGCTACCACAGTGCTCACAGCCATGATTCCTGGCGGACCCATTGTAAAGATGCTGATCATGGGTCTGGGCAAGCTGGCTTCGGCTGCAATCAAAGCTGCCAGCGAAGTGTACAAACTGGCCACAGAGCAGGCCGATCGGCAGTATGATGCCTATATGAAACTGGCACAATCTGGTGCAGCAGCAGCAGGAGGTACTACCCAGTTTGCTCAACAACTACGAAAGTTGAGTGTACCGCTACAGGATCTTGACGGCTACATTCGCATGATTGGTGAAAGCAGTCAAGACTTGGCCTTGTTTGGCGGCAGTGTCACACGTGGTGTCGCAGATTTTGTTGAGCTGCGCAATGCCATGAAACCGTTCCGTTTGGAACTGATGAATCTAGGACTCAGTACTGAACAGCAGAACGAAGCTGTACTCAAATTTATTTCACTGCAAACTCGACTGGGCAATGCTGGTAGACTACAGAGTCAGAGTTACGAACAAACTGCTGCTGCGGCCAAACGCTACATTGAAGAACAAGATGTCTTGACAAGACTCACAGGTGTAGAGCGCAAAGAGCGTGAAAAAACTCTCATGGATGCCATGCGCAACCAGCGTTTTGCTGCTACCTTGGACGACCTAGAACGACAGGGCAAAAAAGAAGAAGCCAAAGCCTTGCGTGACAGCATGGCCTTGATAGGCGAAACAGCTGGACCAGCCACAGCCAAGGCATTTCAAGATGCTGTGACTGGGTTCATTACGCCGGAATCACAGAAAATCTTGATGGCATCACAGGGTGTGGTGCAAGAGCAAATTGCCTTGATCAAGGAAGGTCGTGTTAAAACTGACAAAGAATTTGCTGACAGCAACGAGCGCATGATCAAGAGCTTGGGCCGCGCCAGTCAGGATTTCAATCAGTTGGCTCAAATTGGTATTTTTGACAAGATTTTTGGCCCGTATGAAGAAAGTCGACGAGCACAACAATTCATAGACAAAAAAGATCAAGATCTTGCCACTCGTATTTTGAAAATACGCCAAGAACAAGCTGCACAGCAGGCGGGCCTTGACAACCGTTTGTTAACTTCAAACAAAATACGACTTAACCAGCTGGACACCCAACTCAACAAAGAAGAGCTGGTAGACAAGGCAATAGACACAGCACAGTCAGCGTCCTTGGCTCTCAGTGAAGCCATGTTGGCAGTGTCAGAAACTGCACTGGCGGCTGCCACTGGTCTGAGCGAGGTCAAGAAAGAAAGCAAAGGATTCTGGGCCAAAATCTTGGAATTCTTTGGCATCAGCACCGAAACTAGGCCCAAAACTGAACAGGAAAAGGCTTTGGAAGCAGCCGACGAGGCTGCACGCCAGGCCATGGAACGTGCCGAAGCTGAGCGCCGTGCCACTACAGAAACTAGAAAAGCAGCTGAATCTGCTCTAGACGCTGAGCGCAAACGATTTAGCAAAGCACAAGACGAAGTTGATCGTGCCAAGGCACAGTTGCAAGGCGTTGGTACTCAGGCCGGTGTTAACTTTGAAGTACAACGTTTGCAACGTCTAGAACGTGTGGCTACAGAAAAACTTGAAGCAGCCAAAGCATCTGGAAAACCAGAAGACATTAAAAAAGCTCAACAAGAAGCAGATAGAACTCGCGCAAATCTACAAGCATCCATGGACGAGCAAGCCAGACTCCAGCGTATAGTGGCTGAACAAGTTCAAACTGTTGATGCTGCACGTCTAGAGATTGCAAAGCGTGAAACTGCTCTAGCTGAAGCTAGACGACTGGAAGCCGAAGCTCAAAAAGTTGAGGCCACTAAAACACGCGAACGTTTGCGAGTCCAAGCTCAAATGGGCATGGGTGGTGAGCGTCCTGATGCAGTAAAGGCACTGGAAGCTGATCAAAATCGACGCCGACGTGAAAAAGACACTGCTGATCTAAAAAAAGTAGAAACAACTCTACAAGGAGTTCGTGACACTATCCAAGGCAACAATGAACGAATAGCCAAATTAGACAAAACTCGAGACAAACTCCAGATTGAGCAGCTAGAAAGAATGAACGAGTCCATGACTCGACGCACACAAGAGCTTGAAGCTGAAGCTAATGCGCTGAAAGAAAAAATCAAAGCCAATCCGTCCCCAGTACCTCCAGCTCAAACTACACCTGCCGCTGCGCAACCTGGTGCACCTGCACAACCTGCCGCTGCGCAACCTGGTGCACCTGCGCAACCTGCCGCTGCGCAACCTGCCGCTGCGCAACCTGGTGCACCAGCGCCCGCAAATCCGCCAAGTGCAGTACCAAGCACAGCTAGACCAGCCGCCCCAAAAACCAAACCCATGAAAGTGGATCAAGCTCAGCTTGAGGCCATGGGCCTACGTATCAAAAAAGGTGATGTGCAACGAGATCAGGGCGACATTGATCCTCGAGTGATCAAGTTGGCCAAAGACATACAAAACAACCTCAAGGGCTTTGTGCACTTTACTGGTTTCAACGACAATTTCCATCAAGAAAACGCCCCAGGCAGTCACACCAAAGGCCTGGCCATGGACTTTATCTTGAATCGCAAGCCCAGTGTGGAAGAAGGTAAAGATGTGGTTTCTTATCTCAAGGAGTTGGGCGCCAGCCGGGTCATTGATGAATACAATTTCCCCAGTGCCAAGAGCACTGGTGGACATTTTCACGCTGAAGTTGCTGCATACGCCAAAGGTGGCATCATTCCAGGACCCACTATTGCACTCATGGGTGAACGTCAACCTGAAGCAGTTGTGCCGCTGCCCGACGGCAAGACCATTCCGGTCACTCTGGACACTGCACTGACCGACGGTATTGAAAAGCTGTCGGCCATACTCAGCACTACAGATCTGCAGGCAGCCAGTGCCATACGAGAAAACAACAATTCTGGTGCCAACACTGTGGTAATACAAAGTGGTATCAGTGATGCTAACACCTACTTGGCTGATGAAATAGAAAAATTCTCTAGAGTGTTTGGCAATATTCAAACACAACTTGGAAAAGATTTACCTGAAGCAATTCGACTCACACAGCGTGATGTCATGGCGCCTGGCGGCATAGGCGCCACTGTGGCCGGATACAATCAGTACACTGGCTACAACCAGGGTGGCATGACCACAGATTTGACCGCAGTAAAAGAAATTGCTGCCAGTCTGGGTGCGTTTGACCGTGCCACTGAAACCATAACTGATCCCAACACCTGGCGACAAATTCTCAACACTGGCATTGCCACCAACATGCAGATTGGCATGGCTGAATTTGGCACCAAGATGATTCCAGGCATTGGCAACGAAATTGGTGAGCGCATCAAAGAAATAGTAGAAACATCCAACAATCAAGCCGATGTTTCTCAAGCCCTGCGTGCTGTGACTGAAGAATTTAAAACCATGATGCAAGGCGTAGTCAACATGAGTCAAGGAGATCCAGGTCGCACCATGGTACTACAGACTCTGTTGAGTGAACTCATCAAAGAACAGCGAACCAACAACGACATCACTAAAAAGATGCTGCAAGTGGCCCGCAATTAACGGTAAATATAACACTATGGCACAACAACAAGGCTGGCGCAAATACTTCAAAGTGGCTGACACTTCGGGTGTGATGAGCCCTATCAATGGCAAAAACAGTTACGGCTTGCCGGGCTATGATCGCAACAACGGCAGCGCCGTGCAGGCAGATTTTGTGTTTCGCAACTATGCCAGCCGACTGCCCGAAGTGTATTCAGGACACCCCAATCGTATTGAACGCTACAACCAGTACGAAAACATGGACATGGATAGTGAGATCAATGCTTGCTTGGACATCATTGCTGAATTTTCCACACAGTTCAACGAGCAGAATCTCACACCGTTTGACGTACAGTACAACGACAAGCCCACAGATCACGAAATTGACATTGTGAAAAAACAGCTACAGCAGTGGGTCAAGCTGAACAAACTGGATCAACGCATCTTCAAACTGTTCCGCAACACCATCAAGTATGGCGATCAGGTGTTTGTGCGCGATCCAGAAACATTTGAAATGATGTGGGTAGACATGAGCAAGTTAGCACGTATCATTGTAAACGAAAGTGAAGGCAAGCGCCCTGAACAGTATGTGATTCGCGACATCAACCCCAATTTTCAAAACATGAGCGTGGCAGCCAAGACCACCACAGACTACATGACCAACCCTGTGACCGGCACAATTTCAGGCTCAGCCAACTACACCATGCCCAATGGTGGCACAGGCGGTGGAGTGGGCAACAGTCGCTTCATGACAGCCATGAATGAAACCTGTATTGACGCCAAACATGTGGTGCATGTGAGTCTCAACGAAGGCCTAGATGTGTTTTGGCCATTTGGACGATCAGTGCTGGAGCAGATCTACAAAGTATTCAAGCAAAAAGAATTGCTGGAAGATTCAATCTTGATCTATCGTGTGAGTCGTGCCCCTGAACGACGAATCTTCAAGATTGACGTGGGCAACATGCCGTCACACTTGGCCATGGCGTTTGTGGAACGTGTAAAAAACGAAATGCATCAACGTCGTATTCCCACCATCACTGGCGGCGGTACCAACATCATGGATGCCAGCTACAATCCACTCAGCATCAATGAAGATTACTTTTTCCCACAAGGCGCTGACGGTCGTGGATCATCAGTAGAAACCTTGCCTGGCGGACAGAACTTGGGCGAGATTGACGACCTCAAGTACTTCAACAACAAAATGGCACGTGGTTTGCGTGTGCCCTCCAGCTATCTGCCCACTGGTCCTGATGATTCAACCACACAAGTCAACGATGGCAGAGTGGGCACAGCATTGATTCAAGAGTTCCGGTTCAATCAATACTGCGAGCGTTTGCAAGCACTGATTGCACAAAAGCTGGACGACGAGTTCAAGATGTTTCTCAAGTGGCGCGGATTCAACATTGACTCCGGCCTGTTTTCCATCAAGTTCAATGCGCCGCAAAATTTTGCCAGCTATCGTCAGAGCGAATTAGACAACGCCAGACTCACTGCTTTTCAAGGCCTGGAACCTTTGCCTTACATGAGCAAACGTTTCTTGCTGGAACGATTCCTGGGCTTGAGCGAAGAAGAAATTCGTCGCAACGAGGAACTGTGGAAAGAAGAACGTGACCAACCCGAAATGTCTGGAGCCAAGGGCAGTGATCTGCGCAGCATTGGCATCAGTCCAGGCAGCTTGGAGACTGACATTGAAACTGGTCAAGAAATTGCACAGATGGAACCAGCTGCTGCTGGCACACCCGGAGTAGATGCTGGCCTGGGCGCTGCGGCTGCCCCAGGTGGAGTGTTGCCAGCTTCGGGAACCGCTCCAGGCGGCCCCGCGGTATAAATACCCACATGATACTAAGCGAATTTTGGAAAAAAGATCCTGAGGCCTATCAGGACCTGTCGCAGGACAACAGTCAGCCAAGGCTGGGAGATCTGCGCAAGACTCGCCTCACTCTGCGTCAAATCAACAAGCTAAGACGCATGAACGATGTTCGCGCTGTAGAATACAAAGAAAAACTTGAACAGATCCGCAAACAATACGCACCTCCTCCTGCTCCTGTAGCATAATTGTAAAAAACAGCCTTTTTCTCTAGTTAAACGGCTGTTTTTTTGCCACCAGGGTAAATATCTGTACACTTTACCCTTATAGGAGTTTCCATATGAACCGTTTTGAACAGTTGATCGAATATGTGATCAATGATGAGACCAAAAAAGCTGAAGAGCTTTTCCATGAGATTGTGGTTGCAAAAAGCCGCAGTATCTATGAAAGCATGATGGCTCAAGAAGCCAAAGAAGAAGAGCTTGATGAAGCTGCTGAAGAAGAGCTTGATGAAGCTGCTGAAGAAGAGCTTGATGAAGCTGCTGAAGAAGACATCGAAGAAGGCGCCATGGGCGGCGATGCTGCTGATGATCTCATTGACGAGATTGAAGCCGACGAAAGCCGTGACATGAGCATGGAAGCCGAAGAGGAAGAAGAAGAATTTGAAATGGGCAGCGATGATGCTGGCGACAGCGAAGGCGGCTCAGAACCAGCGTCTAAAGACGACATCCTTAACCTAGAAGACAAATTGGACCAGTTGATGGCCGAATTTGAAGACCTAATGGGTGGTGACGACATGGGTGGCAACGACATGGGCGACGGCGACGACTTTGGCGCTGACGAAGGTGGCGATGCTATTGCAGTCGACGACACTGAAGAAATGATCCCCATGGCCGAAGCAGTGAGTCTCAAAGCTGCCCCTAAGCCAACCACTAGCGAAGAAGGTGGCGTGAACAAAAAGAGTGTGGTAGCTGCCAACGCTGGCGCCAAAGGCCCAATTGGTAGCACTGTAAAGCCTGTGCACACTGGTGGCGAAATGGGCGGCAAACACGATGCTGCTGGCGCTTACAGCAATCAGACCAAAGATATCATTGGTGACTTCCAGAACAAGGCTGGCACTAGCATGAAAGGTCTCAAGACTGCTCCCAAGCCAGTGACTGGTCAGGCCAGTGGTGTCAACACCAAGAGCCCTGTGGCCAAGGCCTAATACAACATGAAAACTCTTAGAGAACAGTTGACTTTTTCCCAAGCAAGAATCCAAGTCATGGAAGAGGCGGATTCTGCAGGGGGGAAAAATCTCTATCTCAAGGGCATCTGTATTGAAGGTGACGTGCGCAATGCCAACGAGCGTGTGTATCCAGTACGTGAAATTGCCAAGGCTGTGAATACCATAAACAAGCAAATTACCGAAGGTAACTCTGTTTTGGGTGAAGTGGACCACCCAGATGATCTCAAAATCAATCTGGATCGAGTGTGTCACAGCGTGGAAGAAATGTGGATGGACAACAACGCAGGCTGCGGCAAGCTCAAAATATTGCCCACTCCCATGGGCAACTTGATCAAAACTCTTCTTCAATCAGGCGTAAAATTAGGAGTCAGCAGTCGCGGCAGCGGCAATGTTGACGATCGAACCGGACATGTAAGTGACTTTGAAATAGTCACTATAGATGTGGTTGCCCAACCCAGCGCACCCAATGCTTATCCTCGTGCAATTTATGAAGGTCTCATGAACATGAAGTACGGACATAGACTGTTGGAAGTGGCTCGCGAAGCTGGCAAGGACAACAAAGTAGAGAGATATTTGAAGGGCGAAGTAGTCAAGCTCATCAAAGATCTCAAAATCTAAGGAGAATCTAGAATGTTAGATGCAATCAAACCATTGCTAGATAGCGACCTGATCAACGAAGACACTCGTCGAGAAATCAACGAAGCTTGGGAAGCCAAGCTCAATGAAGCTCGCGAGCAGGTTCGTGCTGAACTCCGTGAGGAATTTGCACAACGCTATGAACACGACAAAACAGTGATGGTGGAAGCCCTTGATCGCATGGTAACAGAAGGTCTCACCGCAGAAATTGAGCAAGTGAAGGCAGAACGCCAGGCACTAGCCGAAGATCGCGTCAAGTTTCAAACCAAAATGAAAGAAAGTGCCACTAAGTTTAACAGCTTCTTGGTAACCAAATTGGCTGAAGAAATTGGCGAGCTGCGCAAGGATCGCAAAGCACACAACGAAGGTCTAGAAAAACTAGAAGGATTTGTGGTGCATGCACTGGCCCGTGAAATACAAGAGTTTGCACAAGACAAGCGCGAAGTGGTTGAAACCAAAGTGCGTTTGGTACGTGAAGCACGTGAAAAGCTCAACAGCCTCAAGGCACGTTTCGTCAAGGAAAGCGCCACGAAGTTGAGTCGAGCTGTGAGTCAGCATCTCAAGACTGAACTCACACAACTGCAAGAAGACATCCAAATTGCTCGCGAGAACAATTTTGGACGTAGAATCTTCGAAGCCTATGCTGCTGAATTTGGTGCCACTCATCTCAATGAGAAAACCGAAGTCCGCAAGCTGCGCGATCTAGTGAGCAACAAAGATCGTCAACTGGCCGAAGCAATCAAACTCAGTGAGCGTGCAAAAACGCTGATTGAGAATAAAGAGCGTGAACTGCGCATGATCAAGGAAAGCAATCAACGTCAAGATTTGATGAGTGATTTGCTGCGTCCCCTAAATCGGGACAAAGCCGAAGTCATGCGTAATCTGCTAGAAAGCGTACAAACTGATCGTTTGAAGAACGCTTTTGAGAAATATCTACCGGCTGTTTTGGAAGACCGCTCAGCAAAAACTCGAAAAGTAATTGCCGAACAGGTTACCGCGGTAACTGGGGATAAAACTGTTCCAAGTAGTCAGCAGGACGAAAGCGATGCAAAAAGCAACGTGATCGACCTAAAGCGCCTGGCAGGGTTATAAAAGACATATTTAGGAGAGACTTAACATGTCACAAGAACTACTAGAAAGTCGCTGGGGCGAAACCAAAGAAGCTCTGCTTGAAGGTTTGAACGGCACCAAGCGCAACAGCATGAGTGTTATCCTCGAGAACACTCGCAAGTACCTGAAAGAAAACGCAAGTGCAGGTAGCACCGTTGCTGGCAACATTGCTACATTGAACCGCGTGATTCTTCCAGTGATCCGTCGTGTAATGCCCACCGTTATTGCTAACGAGTTGGTTGGCGTTCAGCCCATGACCGGCCCCGTGGGTCAAATCCACACTCTGCGTGTACGTTACGCTCAGAGCTTGACAGACAACAGCTTGGCTCAGACTTCGGTCACAGCCGGTGAAGAAGCTCTGTCACCATTCAAGATTGCCACTGCATACTCAACAGTGCCCCAGAATACTGCTACTGCTACCAGCTACACTGGTGGTGCTACAGCTACCATGGAAGGTACTGGCGGTAAGCAGATCTCTGTGCAGATCCTGAAGCAGGCTGTTGAAGCCAAGACTCGTAAGTTGCAAGCTCGTTGGACATTTGAATCTGCACAAGACGCACAAGCCATGCACGGTATTGACGTTGAAGCAGAAATCATGGCTGCACTGGCTCAAGAAATTACAGCTGAAATTGATCAGGAGATTCTCCTGTCCCTACGTTCTTTGGCTGCTACTGAGTTCACATACAACCAGGCTACTGTATCTGGTACTGCTACATTCGTTGGTGACGAACACGCTGCTCTGGCTGTTCTTATCAACCGTGTTGCTAACCTGATCGCTCAGCGTACACGTCGTGGTGCTGGTAACTACGCCGTTGTTAGCTCAGCTGCCTTGACTGTGCTCCAGTCTGCAACTACTTCAGCTTTTGCTCGTACCACTGAAGGTACTTTTGAAGCTCCTACCAACACCAAGTTCGCTGGTACCTTGAACGGTTCTATGCGTGTGTTCGTTGACAGCTATGCCAACGACACCACTCCTGTGTTGGTTGGTTACAAAGGTTCAAGTGAAGCTGACGCTCCTGCATTCTACTGCCCATACATTCCTTTGATGAGCAGCGGTGTTGTTCTGGATCCGTCAACATTCGAACCAGTCGTGAGCTTCATGACTCGTTATGGCTACATTGAGCTTACTAACACTGCTAGCAGCTTCGGCAACGCTGGCGACTATGTTGGTGAGATCGCTGTGTCTAACCTGTCTTTCAGCTAATCCACTACTGGATTACACATCCAAGGGCCCTTCGGGGCCCTTTTTCATGACCAGCTAAATATTGCACTATGGACTTACTGCAATTGTATTTTGATCCAGCCACAGGCGAGATTGTGTATTACAATCCTTGAATTATACTTTGAACCAACTTAAAAATTTAGCAATCTTGCCAGTGACCAAAGTCCAGTCACCGCGCTGAGGTTGTCTAAACAGTCTTGCACTGCTGTACCAAGGACTTGAGTCCTGATTCAATAACCAACGCCAGTCAGTGGCAAAAGCATTGAGCATGATCCAAGTGGGTCGGCCCAAGGCACCGCTGAGATGACTCACAGCAGTGTCAACACCTACCACAACGTCAAGATTCATCATCAATGCTGCGGTATCGTGAAACCCAGTGATGGCTCCAGGAAACAATTTCACACCAGCGTCAGCCAAGGCCTGGCATTCATCTTCTGTGGCATCAATTTGCAAATTGATCCACTCGTACTGTGGGTTGGCCCGTATCATGTCCAGCACCACTGGAAATGGCACGCTCTTGTGCTGATTGAGCCAACTATCTCTGCGCCCGCTCCAACTCAAGCCCACACGCAATCGATTTTTTGGACCCAGCCGCTGTTGCCAAGACTTGACAAGGTCATCATGAGCATTGATATAACTCATGGGGCGAGCCATGTTTTCCAAGGTCACACCCAGCACACCAGGAACGCTCATGATGGGACACCAATAGTCAAACTCGGGCGGGGTCTGATCATAACCGCCTACCCACTGTATGACATCGCTTACTCCAAACAAGGGAATCAAACCATCAGTAACTTGTAACAGCACTCGTGCACCCATGACATGCAGGTTGTACAAAAATCTCACAAACTGGATGTTGTCTCCGTGTCCTTGTTCGCCCACTACCAAAATGGTTTTGTCTTTGAGATCTTGCCCTTGCCAGCGTGGTTCACTGTGCTGTGGCAGTGTACCAGCTAGGTGTTCGTATTGCCAACGCCACTCATACTGAGGCCAGCCTCGAGCATAGTCTCCCATGAGCAAATAGGCCACAGCCAGGTTGAAGTGTGCTGTGATGTTGCTGGGGTCCAGCTCACGGGCCATTTCCAAAAATGGTATGGCACGTCGCGGGAAGCCCAACTCGCGAGTGACATTGCCATAGTTGTTCCAAGCCGCAGCGGCTGTGGGATCAGCTACAAAAGCCATGGCATAGCACTGCAAGGCTTTTTCAGGTTCGTGTTGGGCTCGGTATTCATTGCCCTGATCGATGAGATGATTGATGTCCATGTTGATATTTAAGAATCCTGGAGCTAGGTACTACAATTATGTGATCAAGCTAAATACTTGTCAACGCAATTCGGCGTTTTATGCGGATACCACCGCGTAGTGGCTAGAACCCACATTGGACTTCTTTAAGGAGAAAACAAATGGGACGTCCTCTCAAAATACAAAAAACTAACAACAGCATTCCTACCGACGTTGGCTATCCCAACTTTGGCAGCTTGACTGCACCTGTGGTCAATTCAGCTGACACTCTCAGCAGCACTGAATTCTTGGGCGTGGTGGGTGGTGCAACCCCTACTGATACTCCCAGTGCTACTTTCCCCAGAATTGAAGTAATTGTAAACATTGCCAACCCTTCAGGCACAGGTCTGGGCGTGGCAACCGGTTACATCATCCGTCAAAAGGGTTCACACAAGTATCTCGTGGGCGACACTACCGGTGTCACTGACGGTAGCTTCTTGGTGGGACAGGCCTACCAAGTCACTGCTTTAGGAACAACCAATTGGCAAGCCATTGGTGCCGAAGCTGACATTGGCGTAGGCGGTGTTTTCACTGCCACTGGTGCCAACGGCGGCGGTAACGGAACTGCCAACAGCGTGGGCATCTGTGTGTTGGACGACGATGCAACCCCAGCAGCTGGCTTGATGGCCATTACCTTTACCAACACAGATTCTACTGCAACCACAGTGAGTAAGTTAACCAACAAATTCCTGTTGGATTGGACTGGCGGCAGCGACTATGCAGCTACCAGCGTAGTGGGTGACAAGCGTTACTCAGCCAACTTCTTCACAGACGAAGGCACTGTGATCAAGTCAGGTACCACTGGCGCTGCCAACACTGGCACAGTGGCCAGCGGTCAACAGAATCTGCTTGACTTGGCCATTGTTGACAACGTTACATCTTGATTTTGATGTAATCTCACAGTCCTCCCTGCTACATACAGGGAGGATTTTCTATGAGTAGAGCATTTGTTTTGGGCAATGGCCGCAGTCGACAAGGACTGGATTTGAACTTGTTACAGAGCTTGGGCAACGTTTATGGTTGCAATGCACTGTATCGAGATCACATGCCCACGGTGCTAGTGGCCACAGATCGCCCCATTGCCGAAGAGATTCAAAATCAAGGTGTGCCTAGAAAAACTCGCTTCTATACTCGCAAGCCCATGCCTGGCGTTGGATCTCTGCGTGTGCCACAGCGATATTTTGGTTTTAGTTCTGGACCCATAGCCGCTGCACTGGCAGCACAGGACGGTGCCAGTGCCATATATCTCTTGGGATTTGACATGGGCGCCAGCGAAACTGGACACTTCAACAATGTGTATGCCAACACGGAATTCTACAAAAAAAGCAGTGCTCAACCCACGTATTCAGGCAATTGGACACGACAGTTAGTTACAGTGATGCAAGATTTTCCCGATCGTTCGTTTTTTAGAGTGTCAGGATCTTTGACCGCAGCCATAGACGAGTTCAAGCACGTAAAAAATTTGGCAACCATGCCCCTAGCAGACTTCTTGGACCGAATAAATAACACAAAGGAACTCTAAATGTCTACGGTCAAGCGATATACTGGCAATCTCACTTTTCAAGGCTTGACAGCCAACAGTGTTGTTTCGTTCAACAGCAATTCCAGCATCTTGATCAATGGCGATCTTGAAGTGCTGGGCAACACCACATTGAGTGGCAACATTTCGGGTGACAGCCTCAATTCTGGAACTACTTCTATTCAAATTCCAGTTCCGAGCGGCAATGCCAACATTACCATTGGTGGTGTTAGCAATGTGTTTGTGGTATCTACCACAGGTGCTGCGATCACTGGCAATCTTGCAGTTTCAGGCACACTCACAGCTGGTGCGTTTGCACCCTCTTCTCTCAGTGTATCAGGCAATATTTCTGGTACCAACGTCAATGCAGCCGGCAATGTTTTCATCACGCAAAATGCCAGCGCCAATACCCCCACAGTGAGACTGACAGACAGCAACACTGCCGCTACAGCCAACACTGTGATTGGCAGCTATGAATGGTTTGCTACTGACAGTTCTGCACCTGGTGCTAGAGTAGTTGCTGCTGTTCGTGCCAACACTGTGGACACCGCAGGCAATGTTAGAGTTGACATCCTGACTGGCAATTCTGCATCACTGATTCAAAGTGTTAGTGTGTTGCCCAACGGCAATGTAGGTGTGGCCAATACTACTCCTGGACATCTTTTTAGTGTAAACGGCGCTGGCTACTTTGGTACCACAGTCACAGCCGTGGGCAACGTGGTTGGTGGCAACATCACCACTGGTGGTCAGGTAGCAGCTACTGCCAACGTCACTGGCGGCAATATTGTCACAGCTGGACAAATATCTGCCACAGGCAACATATTAGGTGGCAACTTAGCCATAGGAGGCGCTGCTACCGCTGCCAGCTTTAGTGCATCAGGCAACGTATCTGCTGGCAACAGTGCTATTTCAGGCGTGGGAGTTGTAACTGGAAACATCACGGGCGGTAACATACTCACAGCTGGTGTGGTGTCAGCAGCTGGTAACATCACAGGTGGATCGTTACAGGTGTCAGGAACAGCCAATGCGGCCAGCTTGACTGGTGGGGTAGTGTCAGTAACTGGTGCTATCACTGGCGGTAGTACATTGAGTGTGCCTGGTAACATCACTAGCGGCAACGTGGGCACCGCTGGACGAATATCAGCCACTGGCAACATTGTCAGTGCTGGATTTTTTATTGGTGACGGTAGCCAACTCATCAACGTCACAGCCGCATCCAACGTCACAGTGACCACATTGGCCAATGGCACTACCAGCATGCAAATCTTGGGCAGCGGTGGCAACATTGTAGCCAACGTAGGCGGAACAACCAATGTGGCTTTGTTTACTCCCACTGGCATAGTAGTCAGTGCATTGTCGGCCACAGGCAACGTCACAGGTGGCAACATTGTCACATCAGGTGTGGTTTCCACATCAGGCAATGTACAAGCGGCCAATGTCAACGCTGGACTTGGAGCATTTACTACCATAACTGGCAATGCCAATGCCACCAGTCTCACATCAGGCACAGTACCATCGGACCGATTAACTGGTACCTATGCTATTAACATTTCTGGTACAGCAGCCACAGCCAACACCGTGGTTACTGCTGCACAGCCTAACATCACCAGCGTGGGAACACTGACTTCGTTGGATGTAACAGCCAACGTACAGGCTGGTAATCTACGTACATCTGGACAAATATCAGCCACTGGCAATGCCACTGTAGGCAACTTGATAACTTCTGGATTGATTTCTACCACTGGCAACGTAACTGCAAACAACATCAGTGTAGGATTGGTCAGTGCTACAGGCAATACACAAGCTGGCAATTTGATTACAGGCGGTATAGTATCGGCCACAGGCAACACTTCGGCTGGCAATTTGATTTCAAGCGGCATAGTGTCGGCCACAGGCAACATCACTGGCAATGTGTTTTTTGGATCAGCAGCAGGTCTAACATCAATACCAGGTGGCAATGTCACAGGCACTGTGGCCAACGCCACTTATGCAGTAAGTGCTGGTTCAGCCACCACAGCTACCACAGCTACCACAGCTGGCACTGTTACCACAGCAGCACAGCCCAATATTACTTCGGTAGGCACATTGTCAGGATTGACAGTGACTACAGCATCTAGTCTAATATCACAACCTGTGACGTTCACGCAAACATGGAACAATGCTAATGCAATTTTCACTGCTGTACGAGTAGACGTTAATACGACAGCGGCCAGTGCCGCGTCAAGATTCTTGGATTTGAGAGACGATTCTTCAACAGTGTTGTTTGTTGGTATCAATGGCGTGATTGACACTATTGGTAACATTGTAACCACTGCCAATGTGTCAGGTGGTAATTTAATAATCAGTGGCGGCATATTTGATGCAAACCAACTTGATATTCAAACCACGGCTGCTAACGCCAACATTGTACTCACACCCAATGGCACTGGTAATGTCAACGTTGGGCGTGTCAGTGCATCAGGCAACATCACTGCTGCTGCATATTATGGTTCAGGTGCAGGACTGACATCCATCCCAGGTGGCAACGTCACCGGTACAGTGTCCAGTGCAACATCTGCCACCACAGCCGGCACAGTTACAACTGCTGCACAACCCAACATTACCTCAGTGGGCACACTGACAGGGTTGACAGTGACCAATACCATCACTGGCAACATCACTGGATCAGCCGGATCAGCCGGTTCAGCCACCACTGCTGTCACAGCTGGCACTGTTACCACAGCAGCACAGCCCAATATTACGTCTGTGGGTACATTGACATCAGTGTCTGTGACAGGTAATATCACAGGTGGTAACATTGTTACTGCCAATGCCACAATCATTGGGTCAACCGGCACAATCAGTGCGCTGGGCAACATCACAGGTGGCAACTTGTCTGTGGGCAACGGCACAGTTTCGCTCAACAACATTGTCAACAACGGCGCCAATGCAACTGGTAACATTGGATCGGCAAGCAACTATTTTAATCGAGTGTTTGCCACAGCTACCACAGCACTTTATGCTGACTTGGCTGAATATTATCAGGCTGATGCTGAATACGAACCAGGCACAGTTCTGGTGTTTGGCGGCAACAACGAAGTCACCATTAGCACCGCTACCGCAGATTTTAGAGTAGCAGGCGTGGTAACAACTGACCCAGCCTATGTCATGAACGCCGGGCTTGAAGGTGAATTTACAGTGGCTGTGGCCTTGCAAGGGCGTGTACCAGTCAAAGTTTTTGGTCCAGTCAACAAGGGCGACTTGTTGGTTTCAGCTGCCAATGGGCACGCCAGCGTCAACAATCAAGCCACAGCAGGCACAATCATTGGCAAAAGCCTGGAAAACTTTGAAGACATTCAGGGCACAATTGAAGTGGCAGTGGGCCGTTGCTAACAGTCTAGAGTTTTGGTAAATACACCAAGGACTCTAGACTTTCATGACTCAACAAATCATCAACACTGGCGCAGTGGCCAATGACGGCACAGGCGAATCTCTGCGTGCTGCGTTTGATGCAGTCAACAACAACTTTTCTCAAATCTGGGCAGCTGGTCCAGTCAGTAGCAATGTAGTCATTCGTGGCAACATAGTCACGGTTCTAGGTTACAACAACAATCTTACCATAAGCGGCAATGGCATTGGCAATATACAGGCCAATTCTACCATGGTTCCAGCTCAAGACGGAGTGTATGATCTTGGTGCTGTGAATCGCAGATTCAGCAGTGTGCACGGTCAGTATTTTTACGGCAACGGTAGATTTCTTACAGGTATTTCAGGTGGCGGCTCAGGTGGCGGTCAAGTAACATTCAGCAACAGTGCACCCTTGGTGGCCAACATTGGCGACATCTGGATTGAAGCTGACACCGCAGTACAGTACATTTATTTCAACGACAATACTTCAAATCAGTGGGCTGAAATGGAAGCCTATCAAAGCTTCAGCGCCGGCGCAGCGGATCTCACACAAGTTACCAGCAATGTATTGCCCGCAGCCAATGTTGCCTACAGTATTGGCAACAGCACCGCTAGATGGCAATCAGTTTGGAGTCAAAACGTCACATCAGGCAATGTCACTGCTACACGAGCACTGCAAGCCCCGGTGTATACCAGCAACACAGCAAGAAACACTGCAATCCCAACTCCGCAGTCAGGAATGTTGGTGTTGGTGGGCAACAGCTTTCAGGGCTACAACGGCACAGCCTGGGTCAATTTGAACAACTGATATGAGCGTACTAAATTTTCCCACAAACCCCACCATAGGACAACTCTACAGTTTTGGTGACAAAACTTGGTACTGGACCGGTCAAGGCTGGCGACTGACTTCGCAAGGTGCCATCAACGGCATACCCATTGGCAACATCACGCCCAGCACTGGCGATTTCACCACGCTGGATGCTAATCAAATTACTGGCAGCAGCCTAGACATCAGTGGCTCAGTGGCCACAGGCAATACTCTGGTACGCGGTACATTGGAAGTCATAGGCAATGCTGAAATTGGTGGCGTGGTCACTGACGAGGTAGATGTTTATGGCAACGTCATAGCCAATTATATTGAAAGTCGCGGGGAAATGTTGGCCCCGGGCAACATTACAACTTACGGTTATTTTGTTGGTAACGGTCGAGCACTGACTGGCGTTGTGGCCAGCTCAGGCAGCTACATTGAGTTTGGCAATACCAGTGTTAAAATCCCGTTTAACAATGCCAATGTTTTGGTATCCGTGGCCAACGTGGCCAACGTGGCAGTTTTTACTCCCACTGGTTTGCAAGTTGCTGCCAATATCACAGCCAATGTGGTACAAGCCAACACATTTGTTGGTAACATTTCAGGTAATCTAGCAGCCCCGGGACAAGACAAAGAAGTACTTTTCAATGACGGTGGTGTGGTCAACGCAGTGTCGGGTTTTCAGTTCAACAAAACTGGCAATGTGCTGTCTGTGGCTGGCAATGTGGTTTCCGGCGGCAGCTTTGTGGGCTCAGGCACAGGCCTTACTGAGACCATGGTCAACCGTGGTGGAGATACATCAAATTGGAATGTGCTGCTGCAAATGGGCACTTATACGGTAAATAGAACAAATTGGGGTGGTGTAACTGGCCCTCCTCTGGACAGTTTGGTGTATGTGGGCTTGCTTGAAGTCAAGAACAGTGCAGTAGCAGGAAATGTAGCTGTTTCCCAAACATTCTATCCAGGCACAATTGATAATTTTGAAAATGTAAAAATTGAATTTACAAGAAATTATTGGGCAGGGGCCTGGACCCCATGGATAAAAATGACAAACGACGACCAGCAGATTGATGGCGGAACGTTTTAAAAAGGTAAAAATATGTCAAATACAGTGTTAATTAAACGTTCTAGTACCCCAAACGCGGTACCCGGAACAGCCAATCTGGCTCTAGGCGAACTGGCCATCAATACCTACAATGGCAGATTGTACACCAAGGTAGACACTGGTACAGCCAGCGTGTACGAACTCACGCAAAATCAGCCCATACAGGTCTTGGGCAATGTCACTGGTAACTCTGTCAACACTGGCAATGGCACCAGTAACCTAACTCTTACACTGACCACTACTGGAGTTGCAGCTGGCACATACGGTGGTACCAGTGGCGCAGTCAGCAACATTGGTGTGTTTACAGTGGACCAATATGGTCGAGTAACATCGGCCAGCAATGTACAAATCTCCACATCGGGCTTGGCCAACGGCACATCCAACATTCAAATTGCCAACAGTGGTAATATTTCAATCACTGTGGCTGGAACGCCCAATGTCACAGTGTTTGCCAACACTGGCGCTTATGTTACGGGACTGTTGTCTGTAACTGGCAACATCACAGGTGGCAACATTGCCACTGCTGGATTGATCACAGCTACCAGCAACATCACTGGTGGCAATATTGTTACAGCAGGGCAAGTTACAGCCACAGGAAACGTAGCGACTAGTGCCAATGTAATTGCTTCAGGTTATGCCAACATTGCTGGTACAGTCACTGCTGGTAACTTGGTCACAGCTGGACTAGCTTCAGTAACTGGCAACATCACAGGTGGCAACATTGCCACA